AGGTGTGTGGGCATTGGTAAATGGGTTAATAGTAATAAATTAGGGTATTAGGTGTGTGGGATTAGGTGTAGAGTTACCCAAGCACCGAATAGGGTATGCCGCGACAACCCGAAACAGAAAATAGCGGAACCCACCCCCTGCGATTTTGTTTTTGTGTTTGTAACTACATTTAACTCCCTTCCATTGTTGCTCTCGTAAACAAAGCAACGATGGAAGGGAACTATTTAGCCAACTATCCATACAACCAACAATCACAGCACCTATAAGGATTCCTTTTTGAAAGCCAATTTTGGCCTAAGGGCTTGTTTTTATGTTGTTTAACATACAGAGAAGACGATATTTAGAATCAATGCGGACAATCGGCCGTAATATTTAACTCTTGGAAGCTTAACGAAGTTAATTTGTGGATAATCTAATTTAATCTATTGCGAAATTAAGTGAAGGGGTTCAATTTAATCTATTACGAAATTAGGTTAATTTAATCTATTGCGAAATTAAAAAAGCTTGTGGCCCTCGCAGGTAACAAGCTTATGAATCATGGAAAAATAATCAACAACTAAAAAACCTAATTATGTCAGTGTTATGCTGGTCAACATTCCGACGAGCTGAATAAAACTATTCGCCTTGTTGGGGGATTGGCTCACGCGTCCATCGAAAGGTTCCTTTTCCGTAAAGGTTGCCCTTCGCCCTGGCGCTCGGTACCCTGCTGGAAACACGGGAAACAATGTAATCCTTTTTTATAAGAACTCTGGAATGCCTCAAACCATTGTATAAAGCGGATAAACTGGCGCCCGTATGCCTTGCTAGGGCTGACAGGTCAGAGGACACACTTGTTTCCATTGTTTTTAAATCAATAAATACGAAATTAGCTTTCATGACTTGCAATTCTTGTAGGTTTGAGCGCAAATCTATGCAAAAGTTTGCGGGAATTTTGCGGAAAAGAGTAAAAAATCTTATCCCCCTATTCCCAAAAATCCTATTATATACCCTAGTATCCTTTTACTCAATAATTTACATTCAAATAAGAATATCTACTAAATAGGAATCATTCCTAAGTAAGGATCATTCCTATTTAGGAACAACTAACACACCTACAAAAAGCCCTCTTTTTAGCCCTGTAAACAATCGCGTAAACAATGAAACAATAGAAACAATGTTTTCTATAAATCTATATTGCGTATATAATAAATATAATATCCCTATATTTACTATTTATATATACCTAATATATAATAATATTACTATGCTATGTTTTATAGTACTTTATTGTTTACATTGTTTATTGGCCTTAATCCCCCGACCTTAGCGGTAAACAATGTAAACGACCATTGTTTATCTTTGTAGTTTCTATTGTTTACGCACCTAATTTTGCAATAGATTAAATTAATTTCGCAATAGATTAAATTAAAAGCCTCCCGTAAACAATAAAATACCGAAACATGCTGCACAACATACCTCATTTAATTTAATCTATTGTGAAATAACTTAAATTTGCATAAACAATTAAAAAATAAGCACTATGACGCGAGGACGAAAAACCAATCCTGACAAAAAAATACAATTTCCTTTCTATATCCGACCATCTATTATAGATGCCCTGGGTAAAGATCGGATTAAGAAAATAATCGAGAAAGCAATAAACGACGAAATGATAATGCTATGAGAAAAACCGCTACAATAAATATCCGTGTACTGGAACCACTAAAAGAAGAACTTACCCTGTTGGCCGCCGCCAAAGGCGAAGAACTGACTACGTTTATAATTCCCGCCCTTATCCGGCAGGTACATGAACACGGAGACACTTTTAAATTTGCCGCCGCTTCCCTCTTATCCGATATGGACGAAACTGCAAAGCTATTTCAGTCCAAAGAACTGACGTCGGCGCAGTTCGACTTTTTACAAGCCCTAAAGGAATCATTATTTGCATTAAGAAAATTGCAAAACATGTTGTAGAACACACAAATAAATTTGTAATACGTTGTAATACGCATTATCTTTACATCAACAAATAAAACCAATAGCGATATGAAAACTTTAGAAGTAATAACTCTAAAAGGTAACCAGTACAAAGTTCTTAACGGTACTTATTATGATGCAGAAACCCCGGATAGTTTAATATATTTATTAGAAGGAAACCGGTTTGGGGCGAGAAAAGAAAGACTAAGATTTGATTTTGGTGACCCTAAAACCGGCGTGAGTTGGAACGAAACTTATGGTACCAGGGGCTACGTTGGTAGATCAATGGGCACCATCAAAATACCCCTTCTTATACCCCTTATTAATAGCTACGGAGGCAAAGCCTTGCTAACAAGTTGCATTATAGGGGTTTATAAAAGTAGAGGTGGTTTAAAAATATGGGGCATGAAAAACCAATAGCGATATGAAAACTTTAGATTTTATCAACGAACGTAGAGAGCTGTTAGCAGCCGGTTACATTGAAACCACGGTCAAAAACGCACCTATCAAATTGGAGTGCGAAGGCAAAATTTTCGGATTTGTACATTTTAAACCAACACTAAAAAACTAATAGTCATGAAAAAACAAACCTTAGCTTTCTACGTGAAAGCGACTGTAAAGTATGTTGAATCAACAAAGAGGGGCAGATCTTTTAATTACACAGACATCCACCTATTCGACTGCCTAGTTTCGGTCAGTGGCTCAACGGCCACCATTTACAAAAGCAATGGCATCATCATTGAAAAAAGAACGTACGGAAAATATTTTTATTTTGCGGGTAGAGAAGTTAAAGAGGCCACTTTTAAAAAGCATTTGAGAATTTTAAAAACCAGATTGCAGAATGAAAAGCATGAAAAAGAACTACAAGCACAGGCCTTAAGGGAACGAGCAGAGAAGGAAACCGAAGAATTAAAGAAGGTCATAATTGCTTACATAGACAAAAACAAACCAGACTGGCGGAGCAATGAAGGTAATTCACACACCCGAAGAACAAGGTGGGGAAATCGAGCTGCCCGTATTTTTGGAGATCGTAAAAATTACACGCTCGTCAGGAATGTTTATTTTGAAGTCATAGACCAAAACCCCGACTTTTTTGTAAACGGAAAATACAACCTCAATCACGCTTGAAAGCCATGAAAAGCAAGCCCGCGAAATACACCCAAACCTCTTTAAATACTTAGCGCGATGAAAACAAAGATTTTAGCCATATCAGAAAAATTAGCGACCGTCGCTCTGTTCACTTTTCCAAATTTTACATTCGCGGCCATATTTACCAGCGCACCCGTGGCCTCTTTTGGCGCGATCATATCCATATCATTAGGCGCTTTTGCGCTTGTAATCAATAATAAATAAAGCCATGAAAACTCCCTTTATAGTATTTAACCGAACTAAAGTGGTCGGCACCTTTCCCACTATTTGCACAGCTCTACTATTTATGCGCTCACAAATCACACCACTCTCTTGGATAAACATTACGAACACGGGCGCGACAAAGATAATAGCCCTAGAATCAAAACTAAACGAAAAATTATTACTCAATTAAGGTTTCCGATGAGTCTTTGAAAATTAAGACGAAACGGCCTAATAAGGCCGTCAAACCAATAGAAAAAAAATGAAATTATGAAAACAAATTCTTTAAAGTACAAGGAAACAAAAACCATTATCATAGACGGTAAAGAATGTAGAGTTATTGCAAATGTAAGGCTTAACGATGAATGTAAAAACGGACATCAAGATTTTGCAATAACCGGAGAGGTTTACTTTCTGGGGGATAGGAAAGGAAATCCCTCATTGGGCGGTTGTATTCACGAAATTTTGGGCGAACATTTTCCGCACCTCAAACCGTTCATAAAATTGCACCTTTGCGACTATTTAGGCGCCCCAATGTATCCGCAAGCAAATGGTTTGTATCATATCCGAAAAGGCTTTGAAAGGCTAGAACCAGGGCAAACGCAAAAAAGCGCGTATTGTGATTATTACCGGGTAACACCGGAGGATTATGACGCTTTAAGATACGCAGAGGACGAAATTGAGTTCGCGATGATTCTAATTGACAGCGGCATTGTAGCACGGTGGAAAGAAGAGGCAAACAGCGCTATAAAATTATTAGAATCTTTGACCGGGGACGAATTTATAATTGACTCCAAAAAATCGCAATTTACGCCCCCGTGCGATCAGGAAATAGAAAAGTTTAGAGCCTATAAAGAGGATGGCTATTACGACTCCGAAGTAAAAGCCGCGCGGGTAAAAGCTGAAAGGAAAGCCAAAATTGAAAAGGCAAAAGAAGAAGCACTTCAAAAAGTAGAAAAAGACTATCGAAACTCTTTGAATGAGTTGGATGTTGAAAACAAAATAAAGGACAAAGCTGAAATTTTAGGTTTTCCAGGCGGCTGGTTCTTCGATAACTTTATCTATTATCAGCACTCTAAAGAAGTTAAATTTAACTGGAAAAGTTATGCAGCAAAGATAACAGCCGAACAATTAAATCAATTAATGAATTCTTTTAATGCAGACGAAGGGCTGATGGGTTTAACTTTTAAGTTAGAAAAATGATAGCCAAACAATCCAATAACAAGTTCGCATTAACAACTGATTTAACCGTTCAATTATCCTTATCAATAACCGAACACATAGCAATAAAAATTTATCCGGTCGTTAATCAACAAATACAAGGTATTTGCGATGAACTTAAAAAGTTATCCATTAATTACGAACTAAGGAAAGACGAAACCGGGCGAAAGTATTTAAAAGCCTCCGCGCCGGCTTGCCAAATAGGATTATTTTTCACGGGGTTAGGGCTACACAAAAGCCCATTACCACAAGTTTACCGATGCACATATTTAAAATTTATCAGAAAATGAAACGGATACAGTACAAAAATAAAAGCTACAGGTTTGATCTCAAGAACTTTGAAACGGATTCCAGCTATAATATAACGCTCCACATTTACAGGGGCAAAGAGCGTAGCCCGTTCATCGGGTGCCTTATAAAAGAAGACACTGACCCAGCGGAGAAAGTAAAGCACATACTTAACCATTATAATTTTCATTAAAATAAATAAAGCCATGAAGACAAAAAACGAAATACCTACGTTCCAGAATACCGACAAAGCAGAATACAATTTTGACAGGCAAAATATTGAGATAATTAACGAACTTAAACGCAGAGCTAAGGAGTTAAACCGCATAGAAAAGGGTTTGACGGATGGCAGTATTAAAATACATCGCAATTATTCTGGTAATACCAAGTTAGAATATAACAGGATACTAGTAGTAAAGGATACGGACACAATTATTAGATCTAAGAAAACCAAAAACGAAATACCAACGTTCCAGAATAACGGCCAAGCAGAATACAACGTCCCTATAAAAGGCTATACTAAAAATTTAGATGCCGCGAGAAATGACTTGCAAAAGATGTTAGACTTTTTTGAAGTTAAAACAACGAGTCATCTTAAAGAAAGCAGTAAATTTAGATCTTTTATTGAAGAAATAGAAGCAATGACGAAGGAGAAAGTAATCGGATACAAACCAACAAATATGGGATTGTATTTGATACAGGAAAAATCTTTTAAAACCTTTGCTTTCATAGAAGGTAATATGAAAATCTTAACAGACGGGATATATTATCCTATATAAAGCCATGAAGAAACCATATAAGTACACAACGATTTGTGATAAAACGCGTCAGGTAACGGAGACTAACACGGAACCATCATTGCGCAACATCCAAACATGGGAACCCGTTCCCGACAGACCCGGAGCTTTTCGTTTGGTTCAAACCAAAACCGTGTTCATAGACACACGGTACGAAGCAAAATTAAGGCTATACAATTATCTTACCTTCACTAAAAACGGCTTGCCTATACCCAGATACAGGCCGTTTGAAGGCACAGAAATAGGTAAGAGTATTCCAGTACTTAACTTTTAAACAACTGCGTAGGGCATGAATTCGTGCAAATACGCATAATGGCACCACAATTTAATATATAAAGCCATGGAGAAAAAAATCGTACGTATATTTGACAATTACCAAAAAGGCCGGGCATCTTTTTCCGATGTCATACTGGCCTTAATGGAGATTGAAGACGACAGATACACCCCTGGAGACACCAAAAAATTATATATTGACTCCATGACAATAGCCGATATTTACAGAAAATTATCGCAGGGTGAAGTAATAGCCTTTAGTGACAAACCTTTAATCGAATACAAATGACAGATTTTATAATTTGGCTGTTCTTCGCGGTCGTAGTCCTTATCGGGCTACTCATTGGTGTAGCTTGTGTCTGCATAGCCCTTTACATTTACATAATAGCGCCTTATTTAGAAAGAAGGTACTATAGGAAACTAATTAAAAGGCTAAAGAACAAACTGAAATCGGAGCGATAATTTTAGGCTAACGATTGCGGTATGCGTAGCTGAGGTAATCGAAGCTACGAACTATCAACTTACACCAAACGACAATACGAGCTACATGCCTCGCATACTGATTAAGTCCCAGTTACGTATGACCGCGTGTTATGTGGCGTTAATTATTGAATATTAATAACTTAAAAATTATAACAATGAAACACATTTTTTATTTTATCGGAATTTGCTTTATAATACATGAAGTTCTTTGGCTAATAAGCCCAGTTGAATACACTGAAAAATCAAAGAAATTCAAAGAACTCACGAAACAAAATAAAGGCAAAAAGTGGGATGAATACCCACAAGATTATAAAGACATTTTAATTAGTCGAGGACTGCCAAGTTTAATATTTGCTTTATGGATGTTTGCAGGACTATTGACATTTAATTGGGTTGCCTTTGTTTCAATTATTGCTTTTAATTTTATTGTAATAGCTCCAATAAGTAAGCTGTTTAAATTTAGCCCAGCATATACGGTATTACACTGGTTAAATTCGGTTGTAGGATTAGTATTTGGCGTGTTCGTAATAATTAATTCGTATCACTTAAAATTAAATCTTTACGAAATTATCAAAGCGTGGATCTTTTAATGCCACATAACTATTATATATCTAAACCAATCTGCGTATCAGCATGAAACACCACGAAAATTTAAGGATCAACAAACTAAAATAAAAACGTCATGGAAAAACTTACTTTTGAGTTATCAAAATCTGGCCAGACACTAATGGCCATTGATGAAAAGGGTCATCACTATGTTGCCTCTACCGATAAGCCCCAAAAGCCGCCTAAGTTTTCGCACAATGGCCGGTTCTGGGAGGGCAGGTTTTCCACTTGCTTCGCAATGCCCATAAACGATGAATTTAATTGTAGGTAGTATGAAAACGATTATAGCAATGGCTGCCTTATCGCTCGTATCCTGTACGCGAATATCGAATTTAGCATTAACGAACGTAATGTATATCTATACAAATGGCTATCTTGAGGGGTCATGCAACAAGTTGAAAAAGGATTCCTTTATTATGGTATTCCGTAAAGATTCCGTAAGGATGGTCAAAGAAATAAAAAGTTGGAACCTATGACCTACAAAGAAAAATTCATAAATGATCTGACAAAGTTCATAACCCAATTAGATAAAAAAGCATTGTCGGATAATGGTACCGGCCTGAGGGATGAAATAAAAGCCCTCAGGTACTACAGAATAGCATTGAGTTCTTTGCACGGTAAGCAGTTTGTACCGGGCAGCGAATCAGATTTGCTTAAGAGCGTAGAGAATTATGTTTTAATGTTGAAAATAAAATACAGATAAATAAAGTCATGGAGAAAAAAGAATTAGATAGCAGTAGGCACCTGTTTTTAACATCCTTCGAGGATAAGAACGGCCAACTTATGCGGGAGGGGGATTACACAGCTATTACAGAGACCCTAATAATGAATAATCATTACTATGATGGGTATGATGGGCGTAGCAGAGACCCTTACAAAGAATACCTTGTGACTGGGACAGTTATATACCTCATATAGTGGAGGGGCTACGTATTAATTGCTAACCGGATAAAAATTATTGGTAACCCGCATCCGGAAATATCTAGGGGCCAACAATTCTTAAACGACTCATTTGAATCAGAACGTTATGTTATACTAGGTAACGCTCACGAAGGTCAAATGCTGTAATAACGCAAACAAATTATAAATAAAGCCATGGAGAAAAATTTTTATTATGCCAAACTGGATACAAAGCGATACGGCAATGGCCGGGAGTTATCTAAGGATTACCTTAACTTTGACCATTTGAAACGCGATTTGGCTGTTTACGGATTCCAAGAGTACCCTATACCAAAAGAGACTTGCTTCTTTAATTGGGATTATGTCGGGATTCATTATGACTTAAGAATTTATTTTGAGAAAGCATGAAAAACGTAATAGACATATTAGCTTATACAGCACTTGTCATAGATGCCGTTGGCATATTAGCAGCAGTGGCTATATTCTTTGCAAACAGAAAAGTCAGTAGGGATTTTGAAAAGCAAAATAAGGTGTATAACAAAACACTAACAGAATTATTTTCGGAAGCAGAAAAAAATTCTGCGGGTATGCTCAACTTAATTGCGCATCAGAAAAGGTATATGGAGAATTAAACTAAACAGCAGAATATTATAAAACCCGATTTGTTGGTTTCTGTGAAAAGTATCGGAAATCGAAAAACATATTTATCAAAATACAGTAAATTTTAAATTATGAAAACATTATTAGTTATTGCTCCGGGTAGAGATGTAATGCGTGATTGTGTATTTAACGTTTCCGCTATGCGTAGCGTGGGATTTCGAAGCGGTTACTTATCCCACGTTACCGAACTAAATTAGAAGCAGACCGCATAAAATAGGCACTAAAACCAACGTTACGTATGAGCGTGTGTTATAACCAGTGCATTTTATTTTAAATTATTAATAACTAAATACTTAAAGAAATGAAAATTAATGTAACAGTAGATTTATCTGATTTTTATTCAGAAGACGAAAGCTCTTTTTCGGAGCAAATTAAAAGTGCAATTGCCTATAATGTAAGGCAACAAATTTTAGCCGATTGGAAAGCAAAAATAGGTGCTGAATTTAATAGTGCCGTGATTGCGGAAATTGAAAAGCAAAAGGAGCAATTTATAATAAGTGCCTTAAATGAGCTTGTTGTAAACGCCAAAGTTAAAAAGCGTTACAATTCCAATGACATGATTTCTATTTCCGAATGGATAACAGAAGAATTGGAAAGAACGCAATTAAGCGAAAACAAATTGAGAGATTTTTTAAACTCTCAAACGACAAAAACTTCTGATAAAATATCAAAAGAGCTTAAAGACCGTTACGATATGCTTTTTGCTTCTCAAATTGTAGCAAAATTGCACGAAAACGGAATGTTAAAAGAAGATGTTGCTAAACTTCTTTTGAAAGAGTAAACTTTAATCTAATGCAGGAACTATCCAAGGAGCGTTCTTGCATTGGTTATAACGGACGAGTGTAGCACAAGTAAGGGATTGCGGAGTTCAAACCTATCAAACTATACCGACCAACAAGCGGACTACAACGCTTAAAATTTGCAGTAAAACCCTTATTGGTGCTACACATTGTTAGCCACCGTATTTAGTAATAAATTAAAATATAGATAAATGAAATACATGGGTTCAAAAAATCGGATAGCAAAAGAAATACTTCCGATTATATTAAAAGACAGAAAAGATAATCAATACTATATTGAGCCGTTTTGTGGTGGTTTAGGAACATTTGACAAAGTTTCTGGAAATAGGATTGCTATTGATAAAAACAAATATTTGATTGCAATGTGGAAAGGATTGCAAGAAAATAGAGATAAACCAATGGAAATATCGAAAGAGTTATATTCAAAAGCAAGATCAGAATATAATAATGGGACTAACATAGAATTTGACGATTTTATGATTGGGTGGATTGGGTGGATGGCTTCTTTTAATGGTAGGTTTTTCGATGGTGGATATTCAGGTAAAACAGCAACAAGGGATTATGTTGATGAACAAATTAGAAATACATTAAAACAAGTTGAATTTTTAAAAGGTGCAATATTTATAAGTGGAAACTATTCTGACATTGAACTATTTGAAAATTCTATAATTTATTGCGACATTCCGTACCAAAACACAAAACAATATGCAACTTCAAAAAACTTTAACCATAATAAATTTTGGGGATGGTGTAGAGATATGACAAATCAAGGACATAAAGTATTTATTTCCGAATATCAAGCACCAAATGACTTTATTTGTGTTTGGTCGAAAGAAGTAACAAATTCAATGAATACCACATTAACTTACAAAACTGTCGAAAGGCTGTTTGTATATGGTGGCTAACGAACACGGCTATGTTTCGTAAGGGTAATCGAAGCACAAGCCTGTCAAATTACAAATAATTACCTACGAGGGGAAAAGTTACACATCGCACTTAAACCCTTATGAAATATGAGCCGATGTTATATGAGGTTTATATTTAAATATATGATTAACATACATTATGAAATAAAAGTAAATACAGGAAGCTTAAAATATAAGCAGTTTGAAATTACAGTTGATTTAGATGACTTTGAAATAAGTTCATTAGTTGAAATATTGTTAGAAAGAGATTATTTGAAATGCTGGACTAATAACAATGAGTTTGAAGTTGTTAGGCGGTGGATTGAATAATTTCATATAACTATTATATATCTAAACCGATCTGAGTATCAGCATGAAACACTACGAAATTTTAAGGATTTGCGAACAAAAACTTAAAACCTATGGAAGTACATATTTTTGGTGAAAAAGGCCGGGATCAATGGTACGAAGACGCCAACGGCGTAAGGGTACAAACGGATGAGGACACAATCAATAAACTCTGGCGCCAGTACATAATGAACCCAACGGCAAAAAGGGCGGATGCCGACGGGTATTGCATATACAAAGTTACTGATCCACCTATGGCGCTATAAACCGATTATTATGAAAGATGAACTTCTAGAAGAAATAAAGGCGATAGATCCCTTCTTCGCTTACAGCTACAGAGTTAAGCAGTTATGTAGCGTACGTCCAAAATATCCGTATCGCCGATTTGTAAGGATTTTAGTAGAAGATGGTGTTAAAACCTATACGTGGAGGGAGCCATCGCTGTTAAGTTCCTCTGCCAAAGAGCTAGCAGAGCTTAAAAACATTATAAAGTCTTCGCAAGATTGGTACAATCGATGAGGATACAATAAAATTTTTCCTAAAAGGGCTTAAGCCCCTTTAGCCTTAACACTTTCTGCGTAATTAGCCACATTGACATCCTTTGAGCTTATGCCCAAATAGGAGAGAATCATTTTAACCAAGTCATTGTGGTAAGCCTCCGGCCATTCGAATTGAACTGAATTATCAGGGTCGTATACGTTGACCCCGTTCTCCTCCTTTATGACATATTTCGGGGTCGTAGGAAGCCGGAAGTAGCTCATCGTTACATTGGCTAAATCCTTAGGATAAAATTGAAGGTAAGCCCCGTAATAGGTGAAAATGGGGTATTGCGAAGTAGGTGCAAGAATAGGGCTTTTAAGTAAGTTCCCTATTTCCTGATGATCCTTTTCTGTGACCGATATTTCAGTGCCTTGGTAGTTGAACTTTATAAGATCAATATGGACAAAGTTGGCGGGGTATGTCAACTTACCGGCTATGGTGACAGAGTACGTAGCCTCGTCAACTAAGAACGTCTTGAGTGCTTCCGTGTTTTGGCTCGACACCTGCCAGCCCCTTCGGGAAACCGGCTGCCCCGGTGCCCAGTCTTCCGGAAGTCCGCACCACAACTTGAAGTAATCCAGGTTGACCAATTGGCACACGTCCGAAAACATATCCTCCGTAAGCTGTAAGGAAGGGCTTACTTGGTTAATAATGGTTCTGACCGTATTTAGTATAGAGTCTAAGTTCATACTGCAAAGGTATAATTTTTATGCTTTCTAACATATTTTTTATATGTGTATTAACGAGTTAATTTGTTGAGTAATTACAGGAGCGATAACGGCTGACGGTTAGCGAAGTTGCCGACTAAAAAGAACTTAATTATCAATTTACTAAAAACTTAATAAAATGGTAGAAACTACGAATAACCACAAAAACGGCAATTGCGCTAACCGTGTGTTAGCGGGTCGTTGTTTATCATGTAAAAATTGGAATAAAAAAGAAGAATCCGAATATTCAAAAGATATGGGCGAATGCTTAATACTTTCTGGAAAATGGATTGAAAATGGAACTGAAATAACGGGGAAAACATATCCAAAAGAAGAATACCCTGATACTGAAAAAACTGGAATGCAATCATATCCTATATGTGTTCATGATGGATTAGGATTTGAATATTCAACTAAAAGTTGGTTCGGCTGTGTTCATTACAATGCCCGCTAACGGATGGTTGTATGTGTTCGGTTTTGCCACGCACACATTCCTATTCAAAGCACGAAAGCCAATTGGCAAAACTGACATATACAACGTGTTATATGCTGGGCGGTAAAATTAGTAGAAACTTAATTAAATGAATAAATGATAGTAAAAGAAAAAAATGGGGATGGTTTTTTAGACCTTAGAATTTGCGACAATTTAGAATTGATGGCAGAAATTAAAGATAACACGATAGACTTAATTTATTGTGATATACTTTATGGAACTGGCAGGAAGTTTAAAGACTACCAAGATTTGAAACCCATAAGAAGTGAAATTGAAAGCCACTATATACCACGAATAAAAGAAATGCACCGAATATTGAAACCAACAGGAAGTATTTATTTACAAATGGATACCAAAATAAACCATTGGATTAGGTGTATAATGGATGACATATTTGGATACGATAATTTTGTGAATGAGGTTATTTGGAGTTACAATAAATGGAGTATAAAGCAAAAGGCGTTTGCTAAAAACCACGATATACTTATATTTTATGGCAAAACTGACAAAATAATATTTAATGAATTAAGATTGCCATTAGAGACACCAAGAAAGAAAAATAAAGTAGATGTGAAAGATGGTAAAAAGGTAATGAAAAGGGACGAAAATGGTGATGTTGTTTATAAAATACAAGATTCAACACCTATTGATGATGTTTGGGAATTGAATAATTTGGGGCCGACTAACTCTGAAAGACTTGGATATGATACCCAAAAACCAAAAGCATTAATTGAGCGAATTATTAAAGCAAGTAGCAATGAAGGAGATTTAGTTGCAGACTTTTATTCTGGAAGTTTTACAACTGCCGAAGTATGCAAAGATTTGAAACGAAACTTTATAGGTTGCGACATAAACCCTAATTGCTTTGAAAAAGCAAAAGAGCGTGGGCTTTTTTCTTTTACGGATGAACCCACAAATGTTGATTAAATGCACGGTCTTAGCCTTGCATATAACTATTACATATCTAAACCAATCTAAGTATCAGCACGAAACGCTACGAAATTTTAAAGATTTGCGAACAAAAACTTAAATACTTTCTACGTCATTTAGTCATAACTCCGGTAAATATCTCCGATAGCCCATCATAAATCTCGTCTAAGGTTGGGCTTTCAAATATTTTGAGTTTTGACACTTCATCATAATACAGGCGAAGAAAATATTCGGAGCTGTTGGTATCTGGTTTGTCACCAAGAAGAAATAATTTGCTCCGGACATAGTTCTCGATAAGGCTTTTGTACTTCATCGGTACTAACGTTCCTGCGTCAGTAACGCCGGAGCTGACGTACCCTAATAAGACATTGGCTGGGTTAATTCCGTTTATGAATATGCGCCTGTTGGCGGGGTCTTCTTTGTAGTAAAATTTATTGACCCCACCCTTAACTGCGTATCCGGGTCGGGTTCGTTTACTAATTGTTACGCCCTCCCCCGCTTCGCTATCTAAGGTTTCCTGCCCATTGACAAGGGTAGTAGTCGTTATTAAGTCGTTATCCTTTGTCAGCGTCCAGATAGTGCCATTAAGGGGAATCCCTAAGAACACAAAACCCAGATAGTCATCCGGCCAGTCTATCGTATTAAGTGCGGAATCGACATTTACCTTCACCACCTTGTATTCATCGGTGTGGAACATGTGTATTTCCCTTATGGCATCAATCACCAACTTATACACAAAATTCCACTTATCCTTACCAAGTTGGCAAAAGAAAACAATGTCTGTTACTATGCGTTTTACTGTCTGTACTCCGGGGGTATCCATTAGGCTATACTATTTTGATTATTCGCTTTGTCCTTATCCTTAGCACGGTATCCCTGCAAAACTAATTGCATAATATCGAAGTCCTGCCCGGAGGGCATAGGCACATTTTCCGTAGCGCCCCATTCAGTAAATTCGACGACAAGGAACATCTTAACTGCTGTTATGGGATTCACGGGGTCTATACCGAAGTAATAGACTTGGTTGCCAACAACGGCATATTTTACCACGTCGTCAATGAGAAAGGATTCTGATCCGGTCATGCCCTCTGCGTCATCCTGCGATATGGGTACGAACTCTACGGTAGAGCCTTGCATGGTTCCTATGCTCCAAACGCCATCGCCTAATATCGGATACTGAATAACTTTTGCGGGGAGGTCGGAATAGTATTGGTCGATGTCGGAATCGTATTTTATCTCTACATTCTTATAAAGTTTACAGTACCTGTCAAAGTTTGAAGGGTCTTTCTTGAATATCTTAAAATAGACTTCGTTCAAAGCAGCCGTTATCATTAGCTCAATAACCCTCTCATCCGCTTTGAATGATTGGTCATCGGTTAATGACTGCCCCAATACTTGTAGCCTATACAGCTCTATGATTTGGTTTTTTGTCATATTGGCCTATTATCTTGCTGTGCGGCAGAAGCATATTGACGCACTTGTTCGTCTTTAAGATTTACGCCCACCATCTTTAGAAGTTCATTCGCAAATTCGATATGGTATAGTGGACTCCATTCCAATTCTACCGTAGTCGATGACACACTACCGGAAGTCTGCCCGGCGGAGCCAATTTCACCCGTTTGCAAAGTGTATGTCTGACCAGCCGCTAAAGCGATTTGTTCACCATAGGAGGTCAGGTAATAATCGTACACCGGAATGCTGGGTAGTTTCAGGTAAGTAAATTCGGCAGCGGTAATATCTGTGGGATATATGAGAATATCCGTACCATTTATAACGGCTGCCGGATGCTCCGATAACCGGGGGGCTAACATATTGCTACGCCTTTCAGCTAATCCGGAATCTGTTAAGATGTCTATGCGCCTATAAGCGCCATTGTAGCTAGTGAATAAACTTGCGTAATGGCCATAATCGGAAGTATTACTCAAATCGTAAGCGCCGGCAGTAAAAGTTATATCGACCTTTCTGCGAAAATCATTTAATGATTTAAAGACATAAATACCTTCTATAAAAGGAATATTTTTCTGGACGGTGTATAACTGAGCAGCCTCGACATTGCGGTTGAACATGTTCATATTAGCCGCCGGCAGTATAAAATTAAGCTGATCCGGCGATAGAGTTCCCCCCGAGCGTTCCTTCACGCAGACGTAATTAACTAAGTGGAGTATCTGGTCTAAAGTCATAGCGCCTATAATATTGTGTATTGCAAAGGTATAATTTTTATGCTTTCTAACATATTTTTTATATGAGGATTAATAAGTTAATTTGTTGGTGGATTTAATACAAACCGACAAACTTATGAAACGTAAAAATTTAATCAGTACAGCAGCAATTTGTCTGCGCTTTAGGTTGGCGTTAGTTTCTAGCGTAGGGTGCAAGGACAAGAGTACCACGAAATATAACATATTCGTTCCGAGTAATGGCCGAGTACGGTGAACGGGCTGTGAAACTATCCGCCGATACCGAACTACGAGCGAGTTAATGAACTTGTAAATTGCACTTAACCCGCTTTGTTTTATGACCGCTTGTTGTGCGTAGTTATTGTTTGTAAATCATTGTTAATAAATTAAATATAATATTATGAATGAAGAAGTAGATTTAAGTTTTTCAGCTTCAAATTGTACAATTGAGCCAAATGGAAAAAGTGAAGTAAGAATAGAAGCTGATAGCGCAAGTATATCGGAAATTCTCGAGCATTTCTCTATCGAAGAAGTTATTTCTCATTTTGGAGAAACTGAATTTTTGAATACAACAGGAAAAGAAAGAGCTATCGAATATTGGGAGTTGGGTTAATTGCGCACAACGGTTCTTATATGAAACGTAGCCATGCACAAGCCTTGCAATTAAGCAGTAAACTATCTGGCTATGTTTTATATACGGTGTTAGTACCAGTGCATTTTATTTATAATTTACTATATATTAATAATTTAAAACAAACAAAATGAAAAAAGCTATTTCAATTTTTAGTTTAGTAGCTATAATGATGCTACTTATGAGTAATTCGAGTTGTGACCAACAACCAACAACTAATGATGTATTAGCCGCAAAACAAGAAGTTTTAATGAAAGAGGCTAATGCACAGGTAGGAATGCCAGCAATTAAGAACTTTCAGGAACGCAAGCTTATGAAAATGATTTTAGAACTACGTGACCAAGAAAACTTAATTTGTTATGCTTACATAGTACCTGAAATGACTGGAGAGCCCGTATTTTTAGGTAAATGTATCGGATATGGTATACCTTATGCAACCCAATACACAAACCCAATGACTTTAGAAACTCCTGGCATTTCAGAACGAGGATGTGCAGTTAGGCCGCAAGCAGACCCAAACGGGTTGTTTATGCCTTCGAGTGCTGAGGGAACTTGGTTAATGATGATTGACCCAAATGATAACCAGCCCAGACCCGTATATATTGAGCCTAAAGTATTGGTTTCACCTTTTAAATTACAATAGCCGTGAAAATAGCACTAATAACAATTGCTTCAATTATTGGCTTATTTGCTTTGATTTTTGCAGCTAACGAGTTTGAAATATTTGGTACACGCTTTTGGGGTGTACGTAAAGAAAACGCAAGGCGTGAGGTATTTGAGCAAACACAAAGCTACTACGATGGTAAACGCCAGCAATTAGCTAAATACCACCATGAATGGAATAATGCTGATAATGACAATAAGATTGCGATTGAAGCAACAATAAGAAGTTCGTTTACGGGCAAAGACTTGGAAATATTTGACAACGACCCAATTCTTCACGGATTCCTTTCAAATGTTTTAAACAAGTAACTTAATTACCAATGCACGGACGTTCAATCGGAGCAGTTCTTCCGCTTGCCACTAACGGATGGGGCTATGCGCAGCTGGGGAATCGGAGCTACTAAATTTTCAACATACACCAAAGTAAAAAAAAAGATGTACATTTGACGTAACTACTTAAACCCCAGTTGCGTATGAGCCCGTGTTAGCCACAGTTTTTATTTTTAAACTATTAATAACAAACGATATGATTCAATTTGAAAATGCCGTTCAAAGATATGGCAAGATTATTTTAAACGAAATGAAAGAAGCTGATATAAAATGTTGGCTTGCTGGCGGTGCTTTACGTGATTACTTTATGGGTGTGCCTGTAAAAACTGATTACGATATGTTTTTCCCAAATGAAATAGAGTACGAAAAGGCACGTACATATTTTAAAGCAAAAGACTGCGAAATAAAATGGGAAAGCAATAACGGCTGCAAGATGAAATATAAAGAATGTACTTACGACCTTGTAAAGAAGTTTTTTGCAGACCCGCAAACAACGATTGAGGCGTTTGATTTTACTGTTTCAATGTTTGCTGTTGACCATGAAAAAATATACCTCGGAGAAACCACGTTTATTGACCTTGCAAAAAGGCAATTAATGATAAATAAAATTACTTATCCTGCAAGCTCAATGAGCCGTGCGTTTAGGTATTACAAAAAAGGTTTTACAATGTGCCTTGGTGAAATGAAGAAACTATTTGAAGCTATTCAAAACACACCAAAGGAAGAACCTAAACAACCACAAGAAAATCAATCAGAACCTAAAAAAGAGGAAGAGATATCTTCGGGTGAACTCGGAGCCTTCTTTTTGGGTATTGACTAAATTGTGGCTAACGAAAAATGTATGAGCGGTTTGGGATTAGAAGCCGCAAACTATATCACAGTAATAATTTTATAAAAATCACAGGATATGACAAGCGCAGTAAAACTCAAATCGCTTATACATAGTGTTAGCAACAGTTGTGATTGTTTCATCGGATTTTTGAGCGGAGAAGATATAAAACTTTCCGACATAAAAAGACAGGTTGAAGATGTTGTAAAATTGCAGCCAGAGCTAAAAAAATATGGATTATTAAAAGGCGAGCCATTAACAGCAAAACAAATTGTCGATGGTAGAAAGGGATACATTCATAGATTTAATTTCTGCCCATATTGCGGAAAATCTATCGACTGGAAAACCGTCTTAGACAATTGTTGCTAACTATTATATATCTGAACCCATCTGATTATCAACATGAAACACCACGAAATTTTAAGGATTTGCGAACAAAAGTTTAAATACTTAAACTACTCGCCGAGGACGCGAGACATGTACTCGCACTATATTATTAAATTTCTCGAAAAGGTGGATAAATACCCGCAGCATATTGTTGCTGCGGACTTTCAAACTTATTTGGATGCTTTCAAGTTCACGTCCATTTCGCAACAAAACCAAGTCATTAATGCCATCAAGTTCCTTTATGAAAAGGTACTGGATAAGAAGTATGATAAGGTTTCGTTTGAGCGTCCGCGTAGTGAGCGGCATCTTCCGCAAGTTATTGATAAAAACTTTATTATAAACCAGATAAACAAAATTGAAAACATAAAGCATAGGGCAATTCTGTCGCTTGCGTTTTCGGTCGGACTGCGTGTAAGTGAAGTGGTTAATCTTAAACTCACAGATATTGACAGCAAACGTATGCTGATAACTATTAAGAATGGTAAAGGCCGCAAAGATAGGATCGTGCCATTATCGGAAAACATTCTGCTATTGCTCCGTGAATATTATCGGCAGTTTAAGCCTAAGGAATATCTTTTTAATGGCCAGTTTGAACCAAAATATTCTGTAGGTAGTTGTCAGAAAATTTTTAAAAAGTATATTGATAGTCACAGTCATTTCCATATACTTAGGCATTCATGCTTTACTAGCCTTTTAGAGAGCGGAACGGATTTGCGGATTATTCAAAAAATGGCTGGGCATTCTAGCGGTAAAACAACGGAGATTTACACGCATGTATCAACGGCGTTGCTTCAAAAAATTGCTTTACCTTTATGACGTCACTCATAAAAATATTATTTTGAAAGTAGAAAGACTAGACACTGGCGCTTGCTTATATTGTTTATCTGCCACCAATCTTATAACTAAGACCGTATCGGATAGGCACTGTAGCTACATCATAAATGTTTGCAGTAAGCATGCGAAGTTATCTGACAGGACTTTGCTATCTGTCATAAAATAAAGAACCCCGGGTTGCCAGACCCAGGGTTCAAGAGTAAAACACACGAGCTACAAACCTACAAGGATGTATTTTCCAGCTCGTGTAGTCTCCGCTCTACGTCAGCTCTTTTTTCACTGGGCTGAACAGTCAATCCCTTTTCCACTGCTAATTTTCTAAGTTCAGGCCATGATAAGTCCCTATAGGATTCCGAGTTTTTAAACAACTGGATAGCCTGCTTCATCGTTTCAAAAGCCTCTGGCTTATACTTAAGGAAACTAATAAGAATATCACGTTTCTGCGATACCTGCGTTATCAGAACAGGGCAGATATAGCCCGTTTGTTCCCCAGTTTTAGAATCAATAAAGAACCAGCCTCCTTCCTTTTCGTTAAAGGTTATGACCTTATTGTCAATAGCAAACTGGACGGTAGAACGGAAAACGTTCATAGGATCATCTTGATTGGCTTCATTAACGAAGTCTGCGATGCCCCGGCCAGTTACTTTGTAATTCTTTTCTGACAGCAATACGCTGTCCCTTAATTTTATCTTGACCATGTTTGTATCAAGGGAGTCAGCATTCGGTACGCCCCAAGCTCCTGCAAGAAGTCTAAGCTTAGATTCCGATTTGTTAAGCGGCGAATTTTTTCCAAAAAGCAGGAATTGAAGTTCGGCTTCTATCGAGAGTTCTTCTACTTTGGCTTTGGCCTCTTTGGTTAAGTCCTCAAGTTCGAATAAACCGCTCCGGCAAATAGGACTAAGGTATAAAAGGAAGTAAGCTAATTCCACGTCCTTCTTGGGTTCTACGATAATGCGGCCATCATACACCCAAATACCTTTTGTGGACAGCTCAGGTAAGCCATCAACCATTTTAACGGCCGCTTTTGAATATGACCATGTATTAAGGATTCCGTCTTCATCCTCAACGGTAGCGATAAAAGGCCACCGAGATGGCGGATAGGGTTCTGGCATACCAGATGGGTTCATTTCCTTTCTTGATTTTGAAATAATCCGGATTATGGAAGGAAGACCTTGTATGGCCTTAAATTCGTCCGGGCATTCTTCCTTTACGTTGACGCGCTCGTCGTTTTTGTACAGCATAAATAATTTTTTTGGTTCGTGTGTGTGAATAAAAAAGTAGGGTAGAAAGGAATCTACCCTACTAATTGATTATTGTGCTTGCTGAATAAGCATCATTTGATTTACCTTGGTAGCGATGAGCATGTGTTCCGATTGGATAACACCTTCTGCCCAGTCTGCTGTCCAAACTGGTTTTCCGAAACCGTCGAGACCGGTCATACCGTTGAAGTACTCAATTTGGTATTCGCGATTTTCACCACCGTGATCCGGATACCCTAACATGAGGTTTCCGAGCTTAACTTCACCATCCATGAGAGGGCCATTGGCAATGGTCACTTTGTTTTCACCCATTGGGATGGTAAACATCATATTACGGTATTTGTTAGCATAAGCGGCAGAACCAAGTCCGTTAGGATTGGAGAGAGTCCAGAACTGCTTCATCACATAGTTGAAGTTGTTCTTTTTAATAACCCGGAAGTTAAGACCGATTTCATCCATTTTGGTCATTACATTGTCATGGCCATACTCTTTGATGAAAGAGTAGTTGCTATTCTCAATGGAGGTATAAGCCAAGTCGCCGCATCCGATCATTACTTCCTGAGCAAGTACACCTTGAGATAAATGATACTGAGCGATTTCGTCCAAATCAAAAATCTCAAATTTATCCTGATACTGGTATTGTCCGGCACGTTTATACAGCCATGGCAATAACCCACGGGTAGCATTGGCTTTTACAGTTTCACCGTTGAAATTGGTAACAGTAAGTGCGCTGTTGTCGTTTTCTTGACCAGTCCACATCGAGTAATTGATCTTACGGTTGTGGTCAAATTGATGTTGGATAGCTAAAAGGTTGACACGTCCTGTTCCCTTGCCTCCCCGGAGAGGTACATTTTCCAGATAGCTTTCCTGCGATTGCATACCGCCAGAAATCTGGAAAGTAGATTTGTGAGTACCCGTAAGAAAGTCGTAATACAGGGAGTGCGAAGTAAGCCCTTTCGGAACGTCAGTTCCGAGACCATGCGAATCCGTGGTGATTGCCAATTTTGTTCCGATAGGAACAGCAACAGTAATCTGAGCTGCGGTAAACCCGGTAGTCGAGCTATTAGCAAGAAGAGGACTGGCGGTATATACTTTTGCTGCCCCTGAGCCAGTGATAGAGTTGATGCGGTATTCGTAGTCCATACCATTTACGCTACCGGAAATGTAGGCCGATGGTACTAAGATATGGTCTGATACACGAAGAACGGCATTACCGTTGGAATCGTAATCCCCGGAGTCCAATTTGAAAGTGATGTCAGCACCAGAACTGTTGGTAGCAATACCAACCCCTGACCCTACATCGGCCAGTGTGATAAGTTTTTCGAAAGGGTAAATTTCGAAAGTTCTTAAGCTTCGGCCTTTAAGTCCGAATCGGGAACCGGCGATATTGAGGAAATCATACAGGTCAAAGCCTGCGCCCCAGCCTTTTACAATACCCTGTAGGACTTGTGGGGGGAGTTCATAGGAATATAAACTCAGCTCTTTTTCGGTAAGAGCATTCGAACTAGAGTTCGAAGTGTAAGGAGTATAAGCCATAGCTATCTATTTTTAAATGTATTTGTTAATTTTAGTCATCCACTCTTGCGTTTTTTGAGCGGAACCGGTGTTTACTTGCTGTTGACTAGATAGTGGAGCATCGTTGTGTATCTTGTTATGGTAATGGTCATAAGATTCGGTAGCTACTCTTTTTGAATTGGCTTGCAGTATTTCGGGAAGAAACTGTGCAGCAGCTATACGGTGAATTTGCTCGTATATTTCAGCAACATTTCCCTCATCCGAAAAGTCTATATCTTGCCTTGCAAGCCCTTCTACGTAGATGCTTAATTGTCTGTTAAAATCTTCGTTGGGCGTTACTTTAAAAGATAGTAACTCCTTACCCTCAGAATCTTTTATAGACAATTCCTTAGAACCAAAATCGGATACCATTTTAGATACAACGGTTTCCGCAGTTTTTTTTGCTGATTCAAATTTGGTGGCTTCCGCTGCGACCCAATCTGTTCGCAACTTATCAATATCGACCTTATCTGGCAATTCTACATTCTGGTAGCCCAAGAATTCCTCGCGAGCATTTTTGGCTTCCTTGAGTAGTTTTGCTTTGGCGACTTTATCCAAAGATTCCATGTCGTCAAGATCAATATTCATATTAGAAGCTATGATCTCCCTTACGTCCTCATCCGTCATTTCGGCATAGACTTCCGGGCTATCTAAGCGTTCCTTTAGCACCAACAAATCCATATTCTTGGAAACATCGGTACTTGGCTCCGCCAAATTGATGGAGCTTATCTTAGCCATTATCGAAGCGTCCTTATCCGGATACTTCAACAGCATTTGATTTGTTTTGAAAAGCTCCTCATTAGCAAAATAACTTTTTATGTCAACATATTTTCCTACGCTTTCAAATTTTTCTTTCGCAGAACTGAATTCGGTTTGGATGGATTCTTTCTCTTGCGCAGCAGTTTTAAACTGATTCTCAAGGTCAGAATACTTTGTTCTTAATTCGAACAGTGATTTTAAGTCGTCCGCGGACTTGGCCTCATAGCCAAAATGCTGGCCAATCTTTGAGTTAAAATCGCTCAGGTCAAACTCAGGCGCGGTATTAGCCGCCTCGTTATTTGCCGCAGCAGCATTTACTTGCTCCGGCTGCGTTTCAGTTGGTGCCGCCTGACTATCCGAAGTGGCAGAAGCTTCGGCTCCCTCGGGGGATTTTCCGCCCCCGGAGTTTTTATAGGCATTGTAAATTTCCTGTTCTATACTCATATCCGTGTGTTATATGTGTTTTACAGCACAAAAATAGTATTTTATATGTTGTAGAGCATATATTTTTGTGTTAAAAATCATACATTTGCGATATAAATTATTGATTCCTTATGGAAGCATTTAGCCGATACAGTTCTGAGAGATTCGTATTTCCATCTTCAAACATAGACCCGAAGGATAAATTAACTCCCAAATACGCCCGAAAAATGGGGGAAGCGATATTGTCAACTTACGTTGGTGATGGCTGCGCTGTGCCGTATTCATTGGTCAATGATTTTGACCGGATAAGGGCTTATGCGGAGGGAAAGCAGGATGTGAATAAATATAAGGAAATATTTAAGGGTAAGAAGAACAGTAACTCTCCAAGTGAGTATGACCGCAGGGGGGAAGGGAACATTAATTGGGATATTGCTGCAATAGCTCCGCGTATAACCGATGCCTTATTAGGTAATTTAGCCGAAATAGATTATGAGGTCGTAGCTGATCTTATAGACCCGGATTCGGTATATGAGCAGGAACAAAAAGCGAGCGAAGCTTATGCAATAGGTCAGCATTACGAGCAGATAAAGCGGATCAAGCAGAATGCCGGGATACCCGCAGAATCGCCGACGCTATACCCCACCGACCTTGATGAGTTAGAACTTATGAAGGATATGGGCGATTTTAAGTCCTCCGTAGCTTCCGCGTTAGAGAAGTTGAATAAGCATACTTTTGAAGTATCGGATTGGGACTATATAAGGGTTAAGCTGATAAAGGATATTCGGGATTTTAATGCTTGTGCGATAAGGGAAGTGTTCGATCACACGGAAGATAAATATAAAGTCGAATATGTTGATGTAACCCGTTTAATAGTCCAATACAGTGACAAAAGGGATTGCAATGACTCTTGTTATTGGGGGCATATTCAGTTTATACCAATATCGGATATTAGACAACGCCTTGAGGCCGCTGGTTATACGCAGGAAGAAATACAGCAGGTCGGTAAACTTTGGAGTCAGTACCCCGGAACTGGAAACCCGCCCCTTAACGAATGGGATAAATACCTCAATTTAGACCGATACGGTAATTGGCTATATGACTTTTACAAAGTAGGGGTGTTAAGTTTTCATTGGATTGAAAATGATAATGAAAAGTATATCGAGAACAAGGACAGATACGGGAAGCGCACCATTTTCTCGCAGGATAAATGGGCTAAGAATAAAAATACTGACAATAATAAAACAGTTGTTACCACAGTAAAGAGAATGTACCAAGCCAATTGGCTAATAGGTACAAATATGGTTTACGATGTTAAATTGTCGCCAAGCCAACCGGTTAATGCATCTTCGAAAAAGCCCATCTCGCCATATCATATATACGTGGGCAATGAGCAGGCTTTAACGCCCCGCCTAGTGCCGGTATATGACTTGTTTCAAAACACATGGCTTAAATTTCAGAAGAGGTTACAGCAATTGCATGACGAAATATTCCTTGTCGATTTATCAATGATAGATAAGATTGACATAAAGGGTAAAAAAATGGATTTTCTGGGATTGATAGACCTTATGAAGCGAACAGGGGTATTCCCTTACAGGTCATTAGGGTTCAGGGGAAGGTATGAGGGCGGAAATGTTAAGCCTATCGAAAAGATACCAAGCACCACGCTAAATGCCATCAACGAGTGCATGCAATCCTTTAATCAATGTATAAGCATGGTGGAAATGTTAACGGGTTTCAACCCAATAGCATTAGGCCAGCAGCCCTCAAATTCGTCTCAAGTAGGCTCCAATGAGATAGCTATGCAGGCCACTTCTAAAATATTGAAGCCAATAGTGGCAAATATTTTATTCTTAAAGGAAAAATCTTCGGAATTTCTGGCCGAGGCGATTCGTCTGGGCGTAAGAAACGATAAGAAAGTGTACAGTTCCTATGCCCGTATCATAGGCAAGAATGACATCGAAGCCTTAGTTGACAGCGAATACGAAGCAAGGGAAATAGGTATTAAGATGATACCACGACCCACTACGCAGGATAGACAAATGTTGTTGCAGGAAATTGAGAGAGCAGCAGCCCCGGGTAAAAACGGGTCGCCATTATTGCGTTTTGATATTAAATTCTACCTTATAGAGAAATTGCTTAACGGTGGTAATTTAAGACAGATACGTCGGTACCTTACAAATGCAATAAATAAAGAGCAGGCAAGACAGGACGCTTTGCAGCAACAGAATATGCAATATCAGGGTCAGATTAATCAGCAGAATGCGGAGGCCAAAACGCAGGGGGAGGCCGGTAAATTGCAATTAAAAACGCAGGGGCAATTGTTGATAGAAGACAAGAAACAAGAAGGAAAGATGGAGCAATTAGGCCGCGCCCAAGAGCACGAAGCCTACATGAGAGAGAAAGAAGCAGAACAAAAACCACAAAGATAACGTCATGCCAGAAGATAAAAAAAACGAGTATTCCGATTCTGAGGTAGCGGCTTTTGTAAACAAGAATCCGCAATTTGCTGATTATTTTAACCGGAACCCGATCCCAAAGCTAAAGGGGGACGCAGCTTATAAGGCATCTTTAATTACACGTCCAGAGGGATCTATGTCCTATGAGGCGGCGAAGGAAATAAATGAAGCGGGTGGTGCATCTAATCCTAATTTATACAGAGATCCCGAAAGTATAAATAGATATGCTCATGTGCTGTTTCGACCCTCGTCTGAGGATGAAGCGCCCAAAGTTACCAACCTGTCTCGATCATATATTGATCGGTATAACCAGACCTTCGGCAAAAAATTAGGCTATTACTTAGACCCCGAGACCCCATCGCTTCGCAAAATAGCGTCTGATGATCCGACATATAAGCAGTTAGAGAGTAAGTACAGTAGTACTCAGCCGGGCGTTTTTGGGAAAGGCAATTATGATAAAAGTGACGTGATAAAATTTGCGGAAGGCCCCTACATAAAGAACAAATCCACGGGTAAATATGAAAAATATAAAATTGACGCGCAGGGTAATCCAATTATAATATCTGGCACCGCTATCGATTACAAGCCCCAAAAATTTACGAGTACCGAATCGGAAAAAAGTCCAGAAAGCTATTATCGACAAGTGGAGAGTGTAGAACCCTCATACGACAACAGTTATTATTCTGTTAATGATAAGGGGGAAACCCGTATGAACAAACCCGGTAGGAGGTTTAGAATAAAGTATCACGACGGTTCAACTAAGGACATAGACGAAGCGGAATACGAAAAATGGAAAGGGTTTAACAAGTTGCCTGCTTCTATAAAATCTAAATACGTAGAGCAAGTGGACTTATCTAAGCAGCCCGAAGATTATCGTAAAAGAGTGGAAGGTCTAATGAAGGCTCGAAAATCTATGCCGTAAAACATATTTTTTATTCACCATAAATTAGTTTACTTTGTTCTCAGAATTACATTTCATTTCAACACTATTGGTTATCCCAAGTCAGCAGTGATGCTCACTTGGGATTTTTTTACAGCATAAAGTCATCATCCATAGAAGCCCAATCGTCATAGCCGTTTGTTTCTTCTACCATCTCAGCCCTTTTGTATCGTCGGGACAAACCTCGCGCTCCAAGTAACGCGCACAATGCGGCAGCGGCCATGTCATTGCGCCCTAAATCCTCGAAAGTACTAAGTTGAGAAAACTCTTTAAGTAGAGACGAATGCCGTTCCTTATGACCCCGGAACTCTATATAATTACGTATTTCGTCCCAGCCTATCTCTTTGCTGGCTGTTAATTGAAACACCCCCGGCTTCTGCTTGAAGTCCATCTTATTCTCGTCCCAGTCGTACAGGAAATACCCGTCGTAGTTATGGTCAGATACAAAATCAAGAAACTGATCAACGTTGGTTTCCGGATATATCATAAACCCGTAATATTGCGCAATAGCTATCGCATCTTTATAAAATATTTTACTCAGTGGCCTGTTGCGGTAAACGACAACGAACCTGGGGTATTCGAATGATAATGCTTCCTCACTAAGTTCGTATTTGTCGCCTATCTTAAAAGCTGCTATGCCTCCATCTGACGCATAGTAACCAGTCTTGGCCGCCATCTTTTTATCACCCCCGCTTGACTTATAAGGGTCAACGCCTACGACACCAATATGCTGTAAATTTGGTGCCCATACTTCGCGTTGTTCACCAGTGAACCTGTCTAATATGAACTCTTTATGCCGCAAATTGGCTTGCTCAGGGGATAGCACGAGTGATACCTCACAACGGCCATCAGAGCAAGGTATGAACCTAACGTCACTATTAAATTCTTCGCCCGTGAACTCAAAATTACCACGTATATAAGGGTCTGGCATTGTGGCCAACTCTGAGCAACGCTTATTAACTATGTCAAGGTTGAAAATAGGGTTGCCGGAAGACAGCGAGAACATCTCCATAAAGTTGAAGGGCTGCTTGACTACCATTTCCCTGTATTTGACCATATCTCTGGGGTCTTTGCTGTTTAGGAGTCTGTCCCGGCCCGATTTAAGAAATTGGTAGGAGCCTGTCCGGAACTTAAAACCAGTTTTTATTTGCTCATCCGTTGGTTCATCTATTATGGAGTTACCGAAAGGGTCAATAAAACTCTCCATACCATCATAGAAAGGTAGAAAGATATTAGCGCATCCCGTTTTTGTCTGCCCGTTTACAGGGTTTCGGTTATAAAAATCCGAGTCAATAAGAAATTTCTGATAATTAGCCCCACCTTTAAGTTCCATATCTTCGGTAGTAGATGGGTGAATACAAAAGCCAAATATGCTGGCACCTTCACCAAGGGCTAACCCCCTCTTATGTGTATCCCATCTTTTTGTTATATCGCAGTCCTTAGTCTTTCCACTTTCATCAAATATGGCGAACCGGAGTTTACCGCCATCATAAGCATCGCCAAAAGCTGACTGCGCATAAGATATTGCGCTTTTTAGTTCCAAACCAGAAGTAACATTTTTTGGATTTTCGAAGTCGATAGAAGTAGATTGCTTAAAGTAGCCATCCCACTTAGGCAGGAAAAAGAAAGGTATCTTAGAAAAAGCTTGTACGGTTTTTTCGTAAAACAACTTGTATGCACTCGTAGCGTTCATTGAAAAGATGGCGCCTATGGCTCCCTGTTCCCGTGAGCAGGTCTCAAATTGGGCAGCTTGCGACATATTGGACACGCCCTCCCGCCGGCCTTTGCCCTGACCAACGCCATAAAAGGTACGTACTGGCATTTCTATCATATCGTAAGTCCCGTCGTCATTGGATATGGCGTTGCCATCAGCATCCAGATACTTGAAAGACTCCCTTGTTTTAGATATGTAATCCCAGAACAGAAAAGTACGCCTAGTCCTATCCCTGTATTCCGGTAATTTAACCCCCTCCAAGTGCCAATAGGATAAAAAGAACCAATGCCATCCGGTTATATATGTAGGCTTACCGTTGTTAAAGAACCAATACCCTTGCGTTCTATAATACCATTGGTACTTTATCCATTCTATTTCGTCCTTATAGTCTTCCTGGTTATTTTCTATTTCTTCCCATATCCTGTCAACAACAACGTAATAGCTTTTCTGCTTATCGTCATCGCTGAAATCCCTTATTATCTTTTTTTGCAGCAAGGTTAATTTATCCGGCATTTTTGGGGGTCTCCATCTCTGTTCTTTCGGGGGGAGGCCGTATCCTTCAATAAGTTCTAAAGGAGGCGGTTCAGGGAGTAATACGCGGATTGGCTTTAGATAGGAATCCCGGTCAATCCCTTTAGGATGCCCATTATTAACCACAAATGACTCATCAGCGGGTAGATAATTATATTTCATACTACTTATCCCCTTTAAACTTTAATTCTCTTGGCTTATAACCTTTGCCGTAAGGATTACTGTTGGCTATTATGTCGTCGAGGATACTCAGGTCTAAGGCTACGTCTTCTGGTCTTAGGCCGAGGTTTTCCCTCTCAGCGTCTTCGTAAAGGGCTAGTTTTATGCTTGATATTTCTTCATCACCACCAAATAATGCGCTAGTACAGTTCTCTATGCCGGCATCGCAAGCTTTTATATTGCCGAGTATCTTATTGTAGTCACTAGATTTTGCGCTACGGTCATTAAGGTTATCAAACTCCGATGCTAAAATGGTTTGATAATATATGAGTAACGTGTATTTTGGATTTGCAAATAGACGTATGTACCGGGATATGGCCGAGTTGGCTTTTTTGTTGCCCCCTATGATGATATTCTCATAATTAGGTTCAAATGTGCTGCCCCTGTCGGCTTTAGGAAAATTAGCAAGCTCCGCGGCTTGCTTTTTACGGGGATTAAGCCATTCTATTTTATGGCGTAAGTCGCTACCCATGTCGTACATCAAAATTATGTACGCAAACAACTTTTGCTTATCCACCCCAAAATCCTGCTTAAACTCCTCGTACTCCTGCAAAGCTTTGACTGTCTTCGGGTCAAAAGGGTCATACTTTAGCTTGGATACGTTAATATCTTTTTTAGTCAGCTCCATAAGTTCGTGTGTTTTATGAAATGAAGAAGGAGGTTGGCGGCCTCCTTCTGTTAAGCGTTATCAGGCATTAGCCCTATCAACATAAGTTATGACTACCTTCAACTGCCCTCCCGTCATAGTTGACCAGTTACCGGTCGGGTTACAACTGATGAAAATATTTTGCGCAGTAGCAGAACCCGCAAGGTACGGCGCGCCAGCTATAGCTCCGCTGAGAATGGTATTCGCAGCAAGGTTGGAGGTATCTGTAACCAATTCCGTTCCACTCGAGGTTGTACCGACTGCGGTAGTGAGGCCGGTTATACCGGTGAAAGCTGTTGTTGTGATAACCGCCCAATCCAAAATACGAGCAAAAGCGGGGATAGCCCCTGTAAGGGTAATAACCTGCTCAGTGGTATTTGCGGCGGAAGTGAATTTGTAGTCGTCCGTAGTCGATCCAATGCTACCAATAGTAACCACTAAAGTATTAACGCCATCGGTAATCTTTTTAGAAGCATTGTAGAAAGCAGCAATGGAAGAACTTATAACGTATTCTACAGCAGTCCAAATACCATGCTGCAAGAGCAAATAAGTCTGGGTAGAAGTGTTTCCGGGGTTGGCATAGGCCAGTACGATGTCATCCACGCAAAGACTACCGGTTACAGCCGAAGCATAAACGTCGCTACCTTTCTGTAAGATGCTGACCGAGATTCGGTTGCCGGGGGCATAGATGGCAGCGGCAGCGGCTATGGTGGCATACGAGTCACTAACTAAAATCTTAGCGGGCTTTTCCCGCCACCCGTTACGATTGTCATTGTAGAACAGCAAAGTCCCGGCTGTTACAGTTTTGAAACTAATAATACGGGAAGTGTTAAAGTACATGCTGCCCGTCCTTCTGGTCAAACGACCACCGTCTAAAACGGTTAATTTAACTAAATTTGCCATAGTTCTAATGGATTAATGTTTATGCAAATATACCAATTTTATGTGCTGCATAACATATTTTTTATTCGGGTATTAATACCTTTATTTGTTGAGGAATGGCAGCTAACGGCTGTGGTATGAAATCGAAGCGGAGAGCGGAGAAACCATTTTCCCGATGCAGGGAAAAATGGTACGGGGTACAACGCTTAGAGAACCACTAAAACCGCTTTGTTTTATACCACGTGTTATAAGCTGGGCGATTTTACTTACTAAACTTGAATTGAAACACTAAAAATAAAAGCCTTGGGCGGGCGTTGTAAAACCCATAACGATATGAAAAAGTATGATATTTCGCTGCATTTCACAATTAAAAACCAAACGGTTGAAAGTGTAGATAAAAAATTTAACGAATGGCTTGAAAGTGATAAATACCAAGGGCAATTTGATTTTTCAGAAAGAAGTTACAAAATGGATGATGTTCAAATGGAATACGATGAACCTCGTTCAGTTTTGCATCATTGCTTTTTACCAAAAAAGACTTTGATTGAAAAAAATATTCCATTAACTGTTTGGGATTTTTTGGAAAAGGTATCTGAACACATTGTTTGCTGGTACGGCACAACATTAGACGGCGATGCTTTGGTTTGGGATAGAAGGCTAATGTTAGAAAACATTAAGAAAACAAACGGTGTAGCAATATTTATTGGTAATATGATTGAAGGCGTAAAAGAGGAATATGATATTGCTGTTGAACTTGGAATTGATTGTATTGTCATTCCTTAATTTGCTGGCGGGGGCTTTTATTTTTCATCAAATTACCGATGACCTTAAATAGAAGCACTTCCCCGCCTTGCTTATAACGTTGAAGCTATGACCAGTAAAGGATTACGGTACGATGCGCTATCAAACGATACTGAACTGGATGCGAGCTACAACGCTAAATAAACCACTAAAACCTTTATTGGTTATAGCTTGTGTTATGCTTTCGTGCTTTATTTCAATTAATTATAAATTTAAAACTAAATATAAATGAGTAAAATAGCAATGCAAAAAATGGCAGATAGTGTGCTTAAATTCTTACCTAAAGATTTCGGTTGTACTATTTTAGTTTTTCCTTATGGAAACCCAGCAGTAGCAAATTACATATCAACGGCAAATAGAGAGGATATGATTAAACATTTGCGTGATACTGCTGACAGATTGGAACAAAGACAAGATTTTGAAACACCTGAAAATAACATTTACTAAAATGACAAAACAAGAATTATTTGAGAAATACTCAATAAATGAATCTCATAATGTGTGGGAATCAACTGACAGTTGGATGAGCGTGGAACTTTACAGGGTAATGCACGATGGTAATTTACCACCACAAGGAGATACTTCTGTTGGTTGGATAACTGAATTTTTGGACAAAGTAAAAACCGATATGAAATTCTTTGCAAAACTAAGACAAAGGCAACCCGATGATTTTGGAAGTCTTTTTTTAACTGCTAAAAGAATGGTTTATTCATTATCAGACCAAATTATCGCAGAGGCTTCTTTAGCATGAAGCATAACTATTATATATCTAAACCAATCTGAGTATCAGCATGAAACACCACGAAATTTTAAGGATTTGCGAACAAAAACTTAAATTACCAAGACAGCTTATAAGCTGTCTTGGTAATTCACTTCTATATCTAGCAGCCATACTTCATCGTCCGAAGTATTAGACATCTCGTTTTTCACAAAGTAGCCCCTTAGTTCATCACCATTAACTAATTGCAGCATCGAAGCACTTCCGTTCTTAGTAAGCATGTTTCTCATGTAATGGGCCTCAAAATGACCTTCTTTTAGCTTAAACAGCTTCTTATCTATTTTGGACTGCATCCCTCTCGCGTATGTAGCATCTGGTTCTATCGTTACATTGTCGATGCTCCAAGCTACGTTGCTATTTATTCTCAAAGCTCTGAATATCTTCTTAACTCCTCCTCGGTCATTGCTATACCAATTGACCACTTGAGGATATTTAACTCCGTTGAAAGTGCATCTTGCAACGGCGTCAGAATTGTGCATTAGGGCATTCCCATTCTCAAACGAAAGCATGACTTGGCCTGACCTTGCATAGTTTTCGGGGATGAAGGAGAACATACCAACCCATTTGTTAAGAGGCTCATAGAAACCTATCGTTTCGTTGTACTCGGGGTGGAGTTTGAAAGCGAAAGTAAGTACGTACATCTCATTTGTCTTATCGTAACCGCCTAATACGCTCACATTGTCAATACCATCCGCAAGTATCTGTGCGGATTTTGTTGTGAAGTATTTGGAAGCCCCATATCTGCTACCTATTGGTATCGCTCCATTCGGGGACGACCGCAGCACATCGGCACTATAAACGTCAAAATAATAAGTAGATCGGTTTATAGTGATAACCGATTGACCAAAAATAGTCCCATATTCTTCGTCCCTGCTATTGACGGTTCCTAATACGGAGGTATTAGCAACCACATTACCAGAGCCATCAGCGTTCATCATTTCAGTACGCCCCTCATAGATTGAGGATTCTTTTCTATCTTGAAGAACGGTGAGAATATCTCCCGATTCTGCTAATCTGTTAATACTTCCGTGCTTTGATCTTAGGTCTAAAAAGTCGAGCCCAAAAAATTTATTGACATTGTTTATGGTGGATTCTTCTACTATCTTGCCGCCCCATCGCAGCCTCTCTGAATATGTTTTTTCTTTCTGGTGTTCGTCATAGAAGTTAGCCTGCCCAAAACCGTAAAAAGAGGATTCGTGATAGTCAGAATGATTTGAATCGTAGCAGGCAAATACGTATTTGCACAGCCTTAATTTTATATAGGAGTCCGCAAAATTAGAAATAAAAATGGCTGGTGTTGCTGAGGGCGCGTTCGGGTTTTGGTTTTGAATATTACCCGTGTGATAATTTTGGGGCGTTCCGGGGTTTCCTATAGCGCATATACTATCGTGATAGTAAAACTGCTTGTCCGTAGTCTTCTGCGGACGGTACAGCTCTATGGAAAACCACCCAAACCAAGAGGCCTCATACCCATCGAACGTTGTTGTATCGAGTATTGGAACAATTATAAAAGTACTCGACGTATCATACACTTTATTCCCGTTCGCGTCTAACAAATAAGCTTTATTTGTTGAGTAATCCTTTTTGTAAGATTGGTCATCTTGGGGGTATTCCTGCCCTTGCACATAGTATTCTGTTTCCGAGGTGGCCAATATGAAATATTCAGACCCGTAAAAGCACTCTCTTATTACAATCCTGTCCCCATCTTGATATTCATAATTGGCGATATTGCAATTTGGGTTTAGTGTATGCGCGGAGTTTATAAGGGACTGCACCCGTATGCGCATCAGCCTGTCTTCCCCGAAAAAATAATCGTCCCCTTGCTTTATTTTTAACTGCACGTAGTACCCCCTCTTAGTCCTTTTAGAGAATCCTACGGAGTAATAGTGCGCCCATAAAGGGGGCTTGTTTTTTATTCTGATTTTAAAATTGAGCGCACTTTTGTACACAGTCTTTGGGGTGTCTATTTGGGTGGCGAATCTATTCGCTGTTGAGTACCGCATATTACGGTCGTAATATGTTATCTCCCCCAAATAACTATCAAGTGGTACCACGGTCGGGTAGGCAGTACGCTTTGGAGCAAAGCTATATATGTTGGCAGATCTTATAAGCACATAACCAAGGCCGTTGAACTTGGAAGGGTCTATGGCCACTACGTGCTGGTTTATACGGATGGCGTCGGGGTAACCTCCGAAATTCCCAAGGTCTAAGTGGTAAACAGCTTGCCATGTGTTGTTGAATAACGCAAGTAATTGTTTGTGGAAGTACATCATTATATCATGTACCGTTGTGCTGGGAGAAGCGTTGTACTGCCAAGTCAAGGTCATGTTTTGAGTAGCCGCATCTGCGAGGGGTACGCCAATAATGTGCCACGGATCATTAATTACTTTGGAAAAACAGGAGACGGAAAGGCTGAAAATGAACGTGCTTTTTTGAGGGTAGTACCCCGTGTATGTAAAATAATGGTAGTCACCATTTCCGTCAGTCTGTATCCATTCGCTGCCTACCCTACCCTCCAATACGTCTGTCACATCCACTATGTTAAGACCGGCAGAAACATCTACGTTTGTCGGAGCAAAGCCCTCTGTTACAAGTCCTAAACACAATCTATTTTTTTCAATTATTTCTTGATGCCCATTCAGCTTAGGGATGTAGTCGTAGGGTCTGATTAGATCATTCTGATCGACTTGCTGCCTTAATTTAGAATCATCAAAATTGTAAATAAAATTCCCTTCTGCCCCAGACACGCTGTCGTACAAATACCAATTGCTTAATTCGTTATCCCTTACGAGTATTTCGCACTTCTCTAGGTCATTGTATGTGAGATAAATTGGCAGGTCTATTGAATCCCAAGCATCCCCTTCTGTATAATCCCCTTTGCCATTGACACTGGAAAATATGTCCCCCCAGAATAAACCAGAGTATTGGGATAAAACACTCTTTTGGCCATCAAAATAAACAAGCCTAACAGCAAACTGAAATGATTTGCCTCGGAGTTTACCGGAGGTTGACCCATTCCCTACCGGATACAAAGGTAGATTGTATGGCCTCTTGTACAGTAATATCGTATCCGCATCAATGGCGTCGTATATATACGTCGTCGATACCGAATTATTATAATTATAGGCGCGAATATAATTTATCTCCCTTATCTCATTAACACCGTCTGTCCATATTAAATAATCCTGTACCACATTAGCTTCTACGTAGTCTCCGAAATCAAGGTAAGATGCTTGTAGTACAAGTCCAAGGTTACGAGTAGCTACGTCTAAATAGAAGATAGCGTGATTAACCGTGTCTGATTTTACAAAGAAAATAATCCTATCCCGAGATTCGTCCAAGCAACTTCCAATGCAAGTAGGGTTACTGCCTTCCGGAAACCACGTAGAAATATCCGTTATTTTTTCATTGCCTTTTATGTTGGTTATAACCCCGTATCTACCTTTATTTGATATAACGCAATTCAATCTATAATCGGAATCGCCTTTCGGTACCAGTTCCGGGGCTGCGTCGGTGTTGATGCCACTTTGGGAAAATTGGACAATATCTATCATGGTCTGTGCTTTTTGCAAAGATACTCAATAACTTTTTATGAGGCGCAATTCGCTTTAGGCTGTTACAATAATTTTGTATATTTACAGAAAAATATAGCCATGATTTTTGACGAACTGATAAAGGAAAATAAGGAGGCTTTTATTGCTAAAGTCACAGAAATATCGGCCTATCTGGGGGTAAAACCGGAATGGCTTATGTTCGTGATGTGGTTTGAAACAGCCCACACCTTAAATAGTCATATCCAAAATTCCATTAAAGCAACAGGGCTTATCCAATTCATGCCAGACACGGCTAAGGGTTTGGGCACAACGGTTGAAGCCCTAAAGATTATGTCAAACGTTGACCAGCTCGATTATGTTAAAAAGCATCTATCCAGATTTAAAGGTCAATATAAATCGATTACTGATTTGTATTGTGCTATTTTTTGGCCGGCAGCCGTTGGTAAATCAAATACTTATAAAGTAGGTAATTCGACAGTGGCAAAACAAAATCCAATTTTCGACTTGGATAAAAATGGCCAGATACTTAAAAGCGAGATAGAATCAGCACTTAAAAATCAAATGAACACTAAAATAAGAGGGTACTTCGCATGAAATGGTACTGGTATATCCTACTAATATTTGTATTTTTTTTAATAGGCTTCGCAATTGGATATCATTTAAAATCGGATAAATTAATCGTCCGAAATCCTATTATCATTTCTTCGGGGCTTACCGAAAAGCAGCAAGCATTATCGGATTCGATAGTAAAATTGAACGCTTATTTAAGAATTAAGCAAAAAACTTTAATAAAGGCTATTAAGTTTAAACCCACCTTAAATAACGCCGATACGATTAAACCGATTGTCGAAAGTATTAAAACAGATACCGCAAAAATAGTTTACCTTCAATCGTCTTTAATTGCATCTATTAAAGCCTATGTCGTTTGCCAAAATTCTAATGACATCAAAGATTCAATGATAAATTCGATTAAAAAATCTTTGATACAAAAAGATTCAGTCAATTGGGTGTTGGCGCAGCAAAATATTAAGCTAAAAGAAAAAGGCCGTGTTTTGGGATGGATTAGTGGCGGTTTAGCTTCCGGGGTTGGTATTTTACTTTTAATCTTGTAAAAATGGCGATAATAAATAAAATTGGGAATGAGATTGGGGCGGGTAGAATAGACCCTTTTATGGTAGCCGCTAGATCGCTAGCTAATCAAAGATACCAATCTATTCAATCGCAAGGCACGACAACTATAAGTTTATCATTAATTACTAACTTTTTATATGAATTAATGAAAATTTATAATTCAAAAACACTATCTAATATAAATATATTAGTGTTTCCTCAAATATTTGGAATGAAATCAGATGGATCTATCATTTATAGTTTAAACGATTCAACAAATTTTATTCAAGCTACACCAACTAAGAGACCAACATATTTATTAAGCAATGGTATTTCAAGGGCTATTTTTGATGGAACAAAATATACGGTATCTACAAGTAATATAATGCCAGTATCTTCGCAATATATAGGCGTAAAAATGAACGCTTGGTCTGACGGATCGACGATTATGGATGGGCAAGTAAATAATACATGTAGATTATTCCAAGCAGTATCTACTCCAGATATTTCTGCCCAATCTTTTACATCAAGAATAAGCCCTTTAATTTCATCAAATTCTTTAATTACTAGAATTTTAAATAATTCAGGTGCTTCAAGATTTCAATTAAATACAAATACCCCAATTTCTCAAACTATTACCCCAAATACTCTATCTAAAATAACATTAGGAGCAACTGGAGGGCTTGTTTATTATAGTAATATGGATTTATATTTTTTGCTAATATCAAATACATTAGATAGTACGAATATATCAAATAAAGTTCAAAATTTATTAAATAAATATTGCAATTATTTTTTTTTTGAACCTTTAGGATTACTAGGATTAACACAATTTAAAGACTTTATGCTATCATGAGTTACATTCCGTTAAAAACATACAATTCTTTGGATAATTTGCCAGCTACGGAAATAAACAATATGGCAAATGAACTACATAAATCGGCTACTTTTTCAGAAGCTAAAGTAATAATATTCGGCGATAGTATAACCGAAACAACAACAGAAGCTTTAAATCCTCGTGATAATTGGCCTAATTATGCAATACCTTATCTAGGGATTACAAATTGGTCTAATTATGCTAAATCTGGGGCAGCTTATAGAGATAGAGATGGAGTGACTAATTGGCAAAAAATTACATACCAATTATCTCAAGCATCTTCTCAGACGGATGTTAATATTATTATTTTTTCGGCAGGTACTAATGATGGAATAACTTTACTAGGAAGCTATGATACAGCTATGGCTAAAACATTAATTACAGATTTAGACAAAACACTATTATACGAATCTTTAAGATATAATTATTGGCAAGCAAGAATTTATTGGCCTCAAGCTATAATGTATGCTATTTTACCTATACAAAGAGCTGATACTGAACCTAAATCATTGCAGTCATTATATGATGCAATAAGATTAATGGCGAATAGATACAACATAATTATAATAGATGCCACTAACGAAAGCGGGATAGTTAAAGATTTAGAAATATGGCAATCTCAAGGGCAGGACCTATATGATGGCCTTCATCCATCTATTACAGGTAGAAAAAAAATGGCTAAATTAATAGCAAAAAAAATAATAAGTACTTATACTATTATTTAGCCTTTAACTTTTGACCAAGGGCCGTTAATCATTGACTAACGGCTTTTTTTATGCCCGATTGTTACCCAGAGGCAATGAAAAAATTCATATTTTTTAATCAGCCCCAATCTCGCCTCGTAATTTATCAACGGCTTCTTCCTTCCTAGCTTTTTCTTCACTTTGTTTTGCCTCAAGGTCGTAAGTTTCTTCGCTTAATTTTATCCGTTCCTTATCCTTAAATGCCTTAGTTGCATCTTCTATATCCTGCTTCAAAGCTTTGTCGTATTCTTTGTAATCCGGGTCTTTAGGAGACATGGTGGATAGCACTTTAGAAGCATTTTTAAGTGTATTGATTTCTTCGGAATTATTTTTTACGAAGGAATAATAATCCTCAAGCCTATTTGTTCTTAAATACTTGAGCGCATCTTCTTCGCTTTTTTCCTTAGCGAGAGTTTCTGCTTTCTCTTTAACTTTTTCGGCCTTGAATATAATATCCTGATAGCCCCCCGTTTTAAGTATTTCTCTTTGTTTTGATTGCCATTCTTTGCCGGCGTAGGCCATCTTGGTCTGCTGCTCATACGACAAAGTTCTCAGCTCTTTTTCTGCAAAGCCCGAACCCATGTGAATCCATTTAGCCGATACAGCCCAATTAACCAGCCGTAAAGCACTGTATAAGTTATAGTCGGTACTGTTAAGTTGCTCTCCTTCTACAAGTTTCTTACCTATGACGTAAGTATCGTTAGCCCCGATAGCCATGGTTTCTATTATTGGTTTTAGCTGCCCAGCAAGCTCAAGGGTACTCTCGATTAGCTTAGTAGGCTTATCCTTTAGCATTATCGGGGTTATATAGAACTGCTCTTTTATATAATCATTAAAGGCCATAAGGTTAGGCATCTCATCGCGTAATTGCTCCGTAGAGCGACCTTGGGCTATAAGGTTATCGGCAAGAGATAAAAAGGCTTTGCCAGAATACTTTATAAGATTGCCTTTATAACCCATGGGTATTTGCAATACATCGGCAAAAGTTTCTCCCAGGAGGCCATCCATGGTGCTAAGACGGCTTACTTTTTTCTTGGCGCGTTCCTTTACTTTCTCGCCAGACTCTTCATCCCATGCCGTCATTAACGCACCGCCCGCGTAAGCAATAGCAGCAGAATTAACGACCATACCCATCCCGTACAGCACCCCTGATGCTGAATAAGAGGCCAGCTTTTTAGCCGCTATTAGGCTGCCTTCATTTGTATTTAGTGGAATATCCCTTATAGCGTCCACAAAACGATGCGCATCCCGCATATTGAATGACATCATAAAATTATTCCAGAAGGCCAAACTCGTTGGCGGTTTTTTGGTGTTTATGATCTTTAGGGTAGAAGGGAACATATCAACAGCAGCGTGCCGTGCTTCGGCCATGGCCTTATTAAAATATTCCCGGTTATCCCGCTTATACTCCATATCTTCTCTGTATCTAATCGGGTCAATATCGTATCCTGCGAAGTGCTTAAAAGCATCTACAAAAGTATCGTGAAATACTTTTTGAGACGTTCTACTATCCGAGAAGCTTAAAAAGTCAAATTGCTTACGGGTCATTTTTGAATCTTCTGAATACTCAGCAGCTAAACTCGTATCAAATACCGCGCCTTCCTCTTTAGCTAACGCATTTATATCTTTATCCCCCGCTTTTAAGACTAGCAGTTCCGCTAACTTTAAAGGGTTTCTGACTTGCCCTACCGCCGTTAAGGCATTAGACAAATGCTCATACGTTATTTTGAAAGGATTTATAAGGATGATACGGCCAACCTCGGATGCCCATCTCATAACATTAGTAACGGCATCGACATTCGGCTTAGTGGCGTAGGCCATCACCATCCGTTGCTTCAAACCCTGCGACAACTCCGATACTAATTGAATTTCCTTATTGCTTAAATCCCCATTTTTTATGCCTGCATTTTTTGTGGCGGCCATAGCGCCGAGAAGCGAATTAACCGGCTCCCTCATAAAGTAGTTCATCATATTGAGAGAAGTGTAATTCTTAAAATTCTCGGTAGCGTTTAACCGTACAAAGTGAAAGTCCCATGTTTTTTCATTCACATGGCCATTAGTATTGGTGGGTTTTACGTAAGAGCCACCATTCAACTGATCTACAAAGTCCTTATTGGCATCCCACTCATCTACCGTTCTGTCTATAACCCTGTCCGGAGTATAGAAACGAAGGCTTGTAAAATCTACACCCTGATTTCTGGCATTGACCATAGTCTCTTTAAGTTGAGCCTTGTACCCGTCCATCAAAGAGGTTAAATGCTTATACTGGTTATTTGAGAGGAGTTTTTTGGCTTGCCCCAATAGTTCCGTATCGGATAGGTTCTTATCAAACAGAATAGGCTTTCCGCCATTGCGTTTTTTCAAATTGTCGTAAGCCTTCCTGTCCCAATCGTGCTGCTCCTGCGTGTAATGCAGAGTCTTATCTTGGTCGGCAAATATTTTAGACCCCTTATCGGATTCGAATGCCAATTCCCCCCAATGCAGGGCTTCGCTTGGAGACGATAGATCAAAGCGTTTTGCTATCTTTTCAAGAGCAACATCCGGTATATTTGTCTGCCAATTAAGTATTTTTTGAATCAATTGGACTTCCCTTTCGTAGAGTTCTATTTTTTCCTTGCCTATCAGTTTACCCCAAGGCAACTTGTAAGTGAATAGCTTTTGCATAGCACCGTTAGCGAGGTACTTATCCATCAATTCGTTCTTACGGTCGTTAGTTTTTGATTCCGACTGTGCAAAAGCCCTCTCCGTTGCATAGTCTAATACGCGGCCAAAAGTCTTGTTTATACCGTATTTTTTGCCTATGTCAGATAAGTATGCGGGTTGCCCTTGGCGGCCTTTCTGTGTTATGCCTGTTAATTGCTTATAGAATTCTCCACGTTTAAGATTCTCAAAGGTTTTTTTAACCCTTGCTTCGGAAGCCGAGATTCTGCGAATATCGCCTATGAAGTTATTTTCAATCATGCCCTGATAGTCCCCCCTGTCGAGCGCCCTTATAACTTCCGACAGCTTAGAAGGGGCATTGCCGTATGTCAACTGCTCTGCAACCTTATTAAGCAAATCTGCTTCATTAAGGGTCAAGTAAGAAGCATTTTTATCGGTGAAGGCCAAATATAGATTATCTATTAATTCGTTGTCCGCCTCGTTAAAATCAGTTCTGTCAATATTCGTGTACCGCTTACCTTTTACTTCTAAATAAAGTTTTGATTCGTCAAGTAATTTACTCTTAACCCCATCCTCAGCGGCTTTAAGTTCTTCGGCAGAGAATTTATTAAGCGCGTCCTTATCGTTAAGAATATCCGTTAATTTAGAATAGGCCTCCGCTAACTCCGGTTCATAAGAGCTGTCCTTCCCGTCAGCCCCTACGAATTTGCCATCAACGAATGATAAGTCCTTTGCAAGCAACAACCCTTCTATCCTCTTCTGAATAAGCCCCGCTTTTCTTTTATGCGATAGGAAATCTTCTATAGAAGTGAATTTAGAAGTATCGGTTTTTATAAAATCTGTAACCAAATTGGATAACTTACCGAGGCTATCTGCCGTGGCTACTTTAAATTCTTCTGGTGTATCATATACGTCCTCTGCCCATTCCTTGTACTCATTGTAAAATTTGGTCAAGTTCTTAACATCGGATACCTTTTTCCTAGCCAGTTCGGATGATACGGACGCTAAATCTTTTAGCATATCGGCAGGCATATTGTCGATAATTTTACTACTTATGCCTACTATTTTAGAGGCCATATCGTAATATTCACTAGCCCCTTTGGAAAATTCCCCCTTCTTTAGATATTTGGATATTGTTTCTTGGTGCCCTTTTATTTCGTCCAGACTTTTAAGATACTCCGTATCGGATACGGCCTTATCTATCCAATCGAGAGCTTTCTCTAATTGTCGCTGAGTAGATACGCCATTTACTTTTTTAGCCAGCCTGTCCACTTTTGCACCTGTCATTTTACGAATGGATTCCTTGTTGGCCTCTAAAAAGTCATTTATTTGCTGCTTATAGACCTTTATCCGGCTTTTCTCTATTTCGACAGACACCTTGGCTTCTTCCTTCATAAAAGTACGGTCTAACTCGGCTTTTTTCTTTTCGTACGCAATTTTGTTCTTGTACTGCGATTTAAGATCGGCTAATTTTGATTCGTATTTTTCTTTAAGAGAACCACGCAATTCCTTCTTTTGCCCTCTGAATTTATCTTTGAGGCTCTTTACCGTGTCTTTAAGTCTTTGTTTTTCTGTGGCTAATCTTTCTTTGTATTTTTCGCTCTTACTGTCAATGGCGGCAAATGACTTAGAAATCGAGGATTGTTCCGCGAAAGATAATTCTCTAGGAGCTTTTTCAGGTTTTATTTCTTCTTCCGGAGCTTCTACTTTAACCGCTTCGACGCCCTTGCCGGCAACGGCCTCTATATTCTTAGATTTGTCATCGAGGAATAGGGCATCCTGTTCTTTGGCAGCTTCCTCCGCTTTGGCCTCAGGGGAAAGCCCCATTTTTATATTTTCATCCTTTATGCCGAGCATATCGGATATTTGCTTCCTGTTTTCGGGCGTATCTTCTCTGTGTGTTAATACCTTGACTTCTTCACCCGCAGCTATACGGTTCTTAACATCTTTTCCTAACTCTGTTAATCCCTCCGTCTTAGTATCGAACAGGGTATCGTCAAAATCGGATAATATTTTCTTACCCGTTGATTTGATAATGCTTTTTGCTTCTTTGGGAGTTGCAGAAGTAGCCCCGGCTATTTTTTCCGGGGCTTCCTTCACTTCTTTTTCTTTGATCTCCGCGCCTCGCTCAAGGCTACCGCCACGGCCTGCTTGTCCGCCTTCGGTTTCCCGAACTTCTTTTTGGTCGATTGGTAGGTCTTCCCTTTGTGGAATTCCTTTATATTCTCGCTCACGACCTTCTTCGATTTTCCCTTCTTTAGCGGCACGGGGTTCTACTTTTTCGCTTTCTTTACTTGCGATTTCTTCCCGTAGTTCTCTACTGGGCGGTTCATATCCTTCCCGCCTACGCGAGATGTCGGTCTCACTGCCGGGGCCACCGTTTTCTGCTTTTCCTTCTTCATAGTCTTCAATTTTTGATTGTTTATTTAGTTCCCCCAAAGTTAAGGGTTTACTTAATTCCTTCTCTATTAACTTACCTAATTCTTCATTTCTTTTGTTGGCGGAGTTAATAAAAGCTTGCTTCGTTACTTCGGGCATAGCCGTATTATTCTGCGTAGCTTCTATGTTCTGCTTGTTCCTTTCCATTTCGTCCATCATCGGTTGCGCCGCTTGGATTCGGGGGTCTGTACCGGCAACGGCTTCATTTATTTTTTGTATGCCGAAGTCTTTTTCTTCCGGAGTAAGTGATTCATCCGCTTTTATGGAATTTATCGCCGTCGCGGGATCGGACAACACCTGATTGTTTACGGCCTTAACATCTATAACAGCGTCTATGCTATTGGACGCTACTTGAAGTTGCTCTTTCTTTACGGGGTCTGTTTCTGCATCTGCTTTGGTCTGTATGTCTAATTGCTTTTCACGCAATTGGCTGACGGACTGAGGCAAATCATTTATCTTCTTTATGTCGTCAATGGAAGACGTGAAGTATCTGTCTGACGCCTTCTTGGCAAAAGCCTTTGCTACATCGGGAAGTCCCATAGCTGCAAAAGTAACAGCACTGGCCGCTATTTCTTTGCCTTCAAGTTCTTTGCCTTGTAATAATTGGTCTCCGGCTGTCATCGCTGCCCCTGACGCTGCGTTTGTCACCATGCGGCTCATAACGTCTGCAACATTGCTGCCGGTAATACCTTTCACAAATTCGCCTGTCTTACCTGATACAAGCCCGAAAGAGTGCATAACCGCGCCCTCTACTGCTCCGCTCTGGGCGGATTGGGCCGATTTTAGTATTTTTTGAAATTCGGGCGTACCCTTTTTACTTTCGTCTTCGTAAGTCTTTGCTGCATTGGTGAGGGCAAGGTAAGATACAACGGACGGTATGCTCTTAACCAATCCGTTAGTAGCTTCCGCGATATATTTAAGTTTTACTTCGGGAGTTGCGATCATTAGGGGTACATCTACTGCCATCTGACCTACCGAGGACGCCACCCTACCCATAATATTATCCGGGGCATCGGCTAAATTGTTAACCAAATGTTCGTCCCCAACATCGGCTAATTTTTCTGAAATAGTTGGCTCTTTTTTAGCCCTTTCCTTAATAGCCTCACTCGCTGTTCCAAATTTCGTAGTTATAATAGCATTCCTTACTATGCGCTCGGCAGGGGCTACAACGTCTCGTAGTGTACTAGTCAATTGCTTATTGACCCCTTTTACGAAGCCCCAAAAGTAACTATCTTCGGGTTTGTGCAATTGCGCTTCGTTTGCCTTTCTTATGGATCGCTTTAAGTCAATCTTGCGAAGTAATTCCAATTGGTCTTCGGGTTGTAACACCTTATCCATATTACCCGCCCTGTAATCAATTTCATCCTCAGTAGCTTGATGCTTTTTAAGGAAATCGTTGACCGTTACGGGGGCAGAAATATCGTTGTTAACATTAGAAGGGTTGAATCTTGCGATCCTGCTTTCTAAAGGCTCATACTCTTGTTTTTGTGATTTGGATACGGTAGCCAAAGACTTCGTAGGTTTTTCTGGTTCTTGGGCGGCCTCTTTTAACGGGCTTTTGCCAGTAATATCGCGCTCTTTTTGTAATGGAATCCCAGAGGTGAATGATTCGGTAGTAGATACTTTTTTTTTTGCCGATTGTAAATCGACGGCATCCTTATATTCAGGATATTTTTGAATTATTCTGTTAGCAAGTTCCGAATTATCTACTTCTTTATATTCAGGATATTTTGCTTTTATTTTCTCAGCGAATTGATCTATCGTAAGTTTATCGTTTGGCATGATGCTATTTTATTAAATACCCAATCCCAATCTATCCAATCCCTTTTTAGCTTCTGGTGCTACTGCTTTGCCTTTTGGCACCGCCTCCTTAGTTTTAGGCGTTTCTTCTTCCGCTGCCGGTGCTTCACCTGAAAACCCCCCAAGGCTTAATCGTATTCCTTCTTTTGGCAATTTTGACTTGCCAGTTACCGTCGTCTCGTGTTTGACTATCGCGCTTACGTGCGATTTGGTAAGCGGAACAGCCACTTCCTTTTCTCTGCTTCCTTCTTTATATTTACCAAGTAAGAACGCTCTCTTATCCCATCCGGCTCCCTGCTCATTTTTAAGGGCTATTTTACCGGTCTCAGGGTTATAGGCGTAGTAAACTATCTTTGTGTCGCGTAATAACTTCTCTCCCTCAAAAGGTTTTACCGGATTTCCTTCGTTGTCAAACATCTTAGTCGCCCCGGTCTTGACAACCGACCCCTGCGTAAGTGGTATATTCCCCCAATTAGGTAATTCCTTCTCGGCTTTTGTCATTTCCCCCATGCCCCCTTTTTGGGCAGCCCAAGTACGTATGGCATCTTTTTCATCCTCAGTCTTACTGGCTTTAGCATTTATGCGGGCGTAATCATTCTCATTGGATATAGATACGCCACCCACTTTGACGGGTGACAGTTTAGCTTCTTTTCTTGTTACAGTCGAATAATCTATAGGTTCGTCGCCCTTAGCCAACACCGCCTCGCCCTGCTGGCCTAAAGCACCGCCGCCTAAATTGATTGTGAGGCCACTTTTCTTTTGGAGCTTTGTGTCATATTTCAAAAGATTCTGATTGTATTTATCATAGAAATAATCGAGTATGGCCGTATTCTCAGAAGGGTCTTTGCCTTCATGCGGCTTCAAGTATTTCGCTTTCTCTTGCACGGGCAATTTCTTAAACTCATCCATTACCGTCATAGTGACCCTAGGCTCTTGGAGTATGTTGCCCATAAAGGCTTTTATTTCCTCAGGTTTAGCGTTTACTGTTACGTATTCTTTCTGCCCGTGTTTATTAACTAGGGATTCGGTTTTAGATGCTACAAATTTTTTACCTTCTAAATATCCCCCCAGATTTTCGTATTTAGCTGGATGGACAAAAGAATCTACTGGCACTTCATATTTATTTCCCTTTTCGTCAATGTCATTGTAAAACATCTTGCCCGTTTTCTTCCAGTTATCCACTATTTCAGAAAACTTATCCTGATCTAAATCGCCTTTAAGGTTCTTTTGTATAAGGGGTAGGGCTGCTTCGTAATCTTTTTGCTGCTTCTGTAAATTTTGCTGATATGTAGCCAAACCGTTTATCAGATTTTGTGCTTCCACGCGATCATCTAAAGAAGGCTTATTGTTATTCCGGTGGTATATTTCGCCAAGGCGACCGGTCAAGTCCTTTATATAATCAACTTGTTTGCCCTGCCAATATTCTGACATGGTGAAGGTAGGCTTGGTGTCTTTAGCCAATGCCATGTATTCGGCCTCATTCCTTTTTCGGGTTTCCTTAGCTTCCTCATAAACCCTCTGCTCTTCCGCCATCTTTTCTTTGCGCAATTGCGCAATATAGGAAGCATACTGCCTGCTAGGATCGACCCCTGAAAAGTCACTCTCTTTTGGAGCACGGGTATAGGTGGTTATTGCCATTATGCTAATATTTTAAGCCCGTATCCCGAGCCTGCGTTTTTAGAGCCTCCATTTGAGTTTCTGGACTTTTAGCGAATGCAATATCTTCTTTGGTAGGAACGCCACCTTTTGCACCGAGCAGGTTCACCCCTGAAGTAGCCAGACCCATCCCCGCGCTTGACAAGCCGCTCAATCCACTTTCCAACATACCCTGCCCCGCTTCCTTTTTAGCTATCGCTTGATTGTATACCCTCTGCCAAGGTTGATTTACGTTAAATTCAAATTCTTGGTCTGAATACTTAGCATTTTCTTGCAAAGCTGACATTAACCGTTGCGTGTTTTGTTGATGAAATTGAGCATTCTGAACGGATAATCCCGAATAAGCGGCAGCCTCTTGCCTTGCAAGATTCTGAGCGGCAGCTAAACCAGCCGCGCCTCCTATATCTGATGCGGTAGTCATGCCCGCGGCGGAACTTTGTTCTAAGTTCTGTTGTGCTTGCTGCATACCCGGCATATTTGCATTAGCCCCCGTCTTAGCCAATTCTAAATACTGTTTGGCCTCATCCGGTCGAGTGTATATGGGCTTATTACGTTCTAATTGACGCATTTTTCTTTTTGCAGCACCCGATTGAAAAAGTCCTCCGACGGTCTTAACCAAACCGACACCACCTGCTATTGCTCCACCTATTAATGGCATGTCCTAGAATTTGAAAATTAGTCCCTTTAAGTCATCCTCAACCTCAATAATACCGGTTATAAGCCCTCCGTTATTATTGAAGTACCTTACGGCCTTTTTATTTTGGTTGTATATGACTGCATCGAAACTTCCTTGCTTTTTGAGTTTATCCAGGAACTCATTCTTCCTATCCCTGTAAGCAGGACGAATAAAAAAAGTTCTTAGCACTTTAACCCCGTTGTAATAATTTATCGCAAAAAAGCCTATATTCAAATCATTTTCGATAATAAAATAGAATTCGGCCTGATTACCCGTATCGTCTTTCTCTTTCAACTTAGAAACGATGTCGGCCACGCAAGCTTCCACAGTTTTATCGTCAATAACGTACGTATTTTTGATAAAATTATCGTCTTCCGAAAAACATTTTCGAATAAAACTTTTTTCTATATTGGTTCTTACGAATTCCATAGCACAAAATTACTAAAAATTAAAATTTTACGCCCAATATTTCCATCTTTTTAACAGCCTCGGAAGCATCCTTTAATTTATCTGTTTTTATCTTAATATCGTAACCCTTTATTTGATCCGCTATCTCAGATAATTTGCTGGTCACTTCCTCCACGGAGTCCCCCGTCGCTACTATAGCTCCAACCTCAGGAAACCCCTGCGGTATGCAATAATAATCTTTTCCTATTTTACAGGCGTATCGCAGCTTAACATTTTTCTTTATTTTTTCGGGAAAGCTAATGGGCTGCCAGTTGTCATCCGATAGCCATTCCGATGTCATTATAGCTTCACCCGCATACTTCGCTGTATATTCTGGCTCTACGAGTACGCCTTCGCTACCGTGCCATATTATCTCCGGCCAATTCGATATAAATTCTTGATATAATTCTGAGGGAGGGCTGGGGAGTCTGCAATTGCCAGACCAAAAAGGTTTACCATTTCTTCTGACGTAGAGTATATGGTTTGGAACCTCCACGTCATATACTTTATCGTTGTATGCAATTTTCTTTACATAATCCTTGGATCTTTTTCCCGTGACATCTACGTAAAAGTCGATATACTTAGTACGTTCAGATATAACGTACCCATCATAATTTCTGACATAATCCTTTGTCTTTCCTATAGGAGCCACCATGGTAGTCCCGGCCGTGTTCTTACGGGATATATATCCTACCTTACCGGTTTTGAATATTAACTCTTGTAGGTCATCGGCTAATTGCTTAGAGGTGGTGAAAAATATATTTGGACTCACTCTATCCGGTCTTTTACTACCGTCAGCTAATGTGTAGGCTTCTAAAAATACATTTATCAATCTACTTGATAGGGATTTAATAAATGAGGGTATAAATTTCTCATTGCATTTACCGAATTGTTTCAAGTATGTTGTGAGTTGCACATCGCTGATCGTGAAGCCCCCCTCGTTTCTACTATACTCGAATGGCAATTTAGCTAATACCGATTCGTATTCCTCTATTTTATCGAATTGGGCTATGGACGTCTGGTGATTGGATTTGACCCTGATGCTTCCATCCGATAAATACAGGGCTAAAAATCTAAGCCAGTCTTCCATCAAAATACTTTTTGGCTCACAGTGCTTTACTTTATGTATCTGATGATCCATGCCAGAATCCCATTCATTATGGTACTCGGGTAATACAAAATACTTTGTATCCTCGCCGATCCAATTTCCTGTTCTGGGTATGTATATCCTATCTTTTAAATCCTTGGCCTTAGTACATTTTAAGTTCTTTTTAAGTCTATTGTAATGCCAAACATTGTGGTCGGGAGTGATTAAGCACTCAACCGTCTTAGCCTTGTTTGTTAGGAGTACCATATCGCCATTAAAATTATACTCAAAATAATTTATTGGCTTGTGATACTCTATGTTATTATTTTCAGGGTTTAAAGTACATACCCTATCCCGATTGCCCAATTCATAGAAAAATTTCCATCCATTATCTGTTAATACTTCCGTGTCTTTAGAGAAGCATGTCGGGTCAGTGAAATACCCTTTATTCTTACTCACGCCCCTTATCTCTGTAGAAAAATGCCCGTTATAACCTACTTTCTTAAAATAGTCAGAAAATTCGGAATTTATTTCAAGTAAGGGCTTCGGTAAATCGTAATAATCCATGTGCTTCATAAGGAAAGCGCAATCCTTTATCTCGACACCGAACATGGACTTCTTAGGATAATCTCCATTAACTACATACCCGTCATACCCATACTCTACAATCGCATTTATGGAATCCTGAACTATGAACTCTATGTCATAGGCGTTCATGTCCTTTGTGTACATAAAGGGCGACAATTTAACTTGCAATCTATCCAATATGGGTTTTGTCAAAAAATAATCTTCGTGATGAAATGTTTCTTGTATCTCCCTATATTTTGATAGCTTAACGTACTTATCCTTGACATTTTTAAGATGCTCTCTTAAATTCTCAATGCCCTTTATGCGCTTATAGGGTACTACCGGCAAATCGTATTTGATGAGTGTCTTTTCAAAAAATTGTCTGTCGAGTTCCAATTTTTCGCCCGTGCCCGATCCCCATACGCGTTTACCCAATCTCTTTAGATGCTCTTGTATATCACCGTAATACAAATCAAAAAAGCAGAACAAATCTACTTTATCGAATGAGTATTCGTTCTCTTTAGTCGAATACGCAAACATGTAGGGTACGACTTCTATTTCTTCAAAGCCAAATCCAGGATAAGCATTGTTCGGACTAGCAAATCCCTTGCAATCGAATCTCGTATAGTAATAAACCTTCTTAAAAGCTTTAGTCAAAGCCAAATGACTGGCAAACGAATGAAACTGCCCGTTATCAATAACAAGTACTGTCTTATCTTTAAGGTTAGCCATTTTCTATGAAGGATTATAATTTTCGTAATAGTCGAACCAATCTACCCCTAACTCGAGGGCTAATTGCCTTTCCACGTTTTCTGCGAACCGGTGTTCCTGCTTGTAAGGACAGTCCGGTTCATTGCCGGCTTCATCAGAAATGCCCCCCGTTTCGTCTATTGCTCTGTCGAAGGCGTCTATGGTTTCTTCTTTTATGCCCCTACTCTCTGTAAGGCGTTGTTCAATCAGCTCGTGCATAGCTATTAGCCACGCCTCATTTAAACTGTCCGCGTCCTTAAGCCATGCCCTGACTATAAGATGCCCTTCTTCGTTATAGAAATAATCGCCCGTTCCCGAATTTCTAATCTTACTCAGATCGTCAGTAAACTCAATTATTATCCTCTTTTCCATATACTCCGACTATGTATCTGTCTTGAATGCACCTAAGTTCTTCTTTGTCATTGTCTAAATGCAAATGTAGTACATTTTCCAACAGTACCTCAAAATTTTGCGAGAAAGTGACCGTATCCCCTACATTTATAGCCCCCTCTTTGATGATGGGGTTCTTCGGGTTGGCATAAGCTTTGTTGGGTTTGCCAACGTACTTAACTATGCCCCTTTGGGTATTTATCTTTTCTTCCAGAATAAGATATTTAGATTTTAACCCTTCGTTTATCCGGGTACATATAACATAACCGTTCAAAGGTTTTATTGTGTCGCTTTTCTTCGCTACAATAAGAGCTGAATATGGTATGAGCCTTAAGTCCCTGCCTTCGCACTTAAAACGCTGCGAATAGTAACCATTGCGGTAATCGAACCAGACGGTATCGCCTATTTCGGTCTCCACCATAGTTTTCCACTCCATTTTATTGGGGTCTAACTTGCCTTCGCCGGAGAATGCTAAAGTGCTGGGTACTTTTACTACCGTGCCGAAGCGGTCGAGATGCGCTGACAGGTCAACGGCTTCCCCGCTCTCTATGCTGTTCGCTCTGATCTCAGACATATCATTCACAATGTAGATACCGGATTTGGTTCTATCATCGGCCACGTGATGCGTTATTTCGACCAGAACGTAGTTTCCGTTCACTCTGAAATTATTAAGCTCCTCAGGAGTCAATTCTAAAGGTGCATCCATGTTAAATGGTTTGGTATTTTCTAAAAATTCTATTTATATCAAAAATTTCTTCGCTTTCGCCATTATCAAAATTAATTATGACAGTCCTATTGCCGTAACTAAATTCCTGCATTATGGCCGTAACTTTTCTCGCCTCGCCTGAAAACTCATTCGAGTATTCTTTATCCAGCTCCTTGCTGTTAGTTTGTATGTCACCTTCTTGATTTACAGACTTGTCGTATTCGACGGCATATATGATCTGAGCCATAAAATTAATTTTTCTCAAAAATATGTATTTAATTTCAAAAATAAATATGCTCTATAACATATTGCAAAAAAAATATAAAGCCCGTATTTTTACCCAAACTTTATAATGAAAAAATTATGACCATTGATTGTGAAAAGATCATCACCGACTTTGACGGTACGCCTATCAAAAGGGACGAATTCAGGATTTGGACAGTTGGTAGTGCTATCCAATGGGCTATCTGCAATTACGACCAAGACAAAAAAACTTTCGATCAGAAGGTAGCAGATAGTAAATTTGCCAGTCAGTTGAAAGGCAATTTTGAAATGCGTGAAGACGACGTAATGCGCGTAAAAGAGGCTTGCGGTAAATTATTCTCCGCCATTGTGGTTGGATTCATTGCGGGGGAGATTGATAGGGCGCAAGTAGAGAAAGCATACTTAGCGGCTAAATAATTTTTCAGCCCTTATTAATGGCCATAGTATTAATTTTTATACTTTTGTAAATAAAAACTTTAATGCTATGGCCGTAACTACGTCGTGGACACTCGATGCTAAGTCAAGAAGGACTGAGGAAATATACAATGTGTATAATTGGTCGGATATGATCCCCGTACCGGCTCAAGAATGGTTTGACCTCGCGGGGGAGCAATTCAATATTAGAAATGCCTCCGATTCTCCTGCTACCTTTAGAGCAAGATTACCCAGAACACCGGAAGGAACTGCCCGGACAATAACGTTGCAAGCTTGGGAATTTCTGCCCGCTTTGTTTATCCAGATTAGAGCGAGTACGGATGGTGGAACCTTACCGACAACACTTACCTACTGCGTAGGAAAATGATAATATCCATAAGTACATACTTTGACTTAAACACCCGAAAGGTAAGGATTAAGGATACGTCCAATTATCTGGGGCAAGGCGTGTCTTTATCGGATGTTAAGGGCGTACTTACAATAAATACGCCCAAGGGGGCGATATACCAAAATGAGAACTACAACTCACCTGATATATCGCCCGCCTCGTCAGTATTTTCGCAATATTTCTCCCTGCCCCCTGACGTAAAGGGTTATACTTCTAAAGGTACGTATGTTATCACCTATTCGGTAAACATAAACAACGCTGTCACGACCTTAACGCAGACCTATACTTACAGTTTCATATTGCCCGAAATAGCGATAACGCAAACACCGGACGGCTACAACAGTACTTTTGGCTCTTTGGATGCAACGGATTATGGTACTTACGATTCCCTGACAAGGACTCATACGGTTACGCCCCCCACGGGTAGTTCGCTTTCTCCTCAAACGTCGGCTAATAGCGCAATATCGTATTCTGCAAATATCTGGTCGGGGCTTTGGACTACCTCCGTATCTTCGGTACTCGAATACACGCACAACAACTTAATCCTGCAATTGACTCTGAGTTCTACGCAGACTGTATTTGCGTATAACCCAGATATGGATGTTATAAGAGGGTATGTGGAAGTGCTAAGGCTAAGATACTATAATGCCCTTAAAACGGACAGGGATTTAGCGTATAACCTAAAAGACCGTATGCTTCTTATTGGTTCCGCCTATTTGGAGTATGACCAAGCCCTGTATTATAATGACCTGTACGCTGCTTATCAGCAAGCCGTAAATATATGGCAGCAATTAAATGACGTTATTCCGACACCAAGTGTAGAAGAAATAACGCCATTCATCAATCACGGTTCTAGTTCGACACATTCCCCCGTATCCATAGATGCTAATCGTGCTTATGGTACCACAATAAATGGTAATCAAGTACTATCATTTGCATTGGCCAATCAGTCAACCCCGGGCATGACCCCTGCATTATCGGGAAATGCAAGTGACTACTTAGGAGGTGATGGTCAATATCATTCCCTTACAGGGGCGACGGGCTATGCCCTTAAAACAGATTTTGCGGATTACGGAGCTGTTACGGCAGTAACCACGCAGAACCTAAGCAACTGGAATTCGGCTTTTGGTTGGGGCAACCATGCTTTAGCCGGTTATTTGACCGGAGCGTCCCTTAGCGGGTACGCTTTAAAATCGGATTTTTCAGCATACGCATCGGTAACCGCAATCACAGCAGCGAATATAGCTAATTGGAATTCTGCTTTTAGCTGGGGAAACCATGCAAGCGCAGGCTATGCCGTAGCTTCCAATTTCTATACAAAGACCCAGTTACAAACTTCCGGTCAAGCACAAGTACATTGGGGGAACGTAACTAATAAGCCCACCTTTTTTGACGGGACTTGGAACTCATTGAGTGGAAAACCAACAAAATTAAGTCAATTCACAAATGATAGCGGCTTTATAACCGTATTTACCGAGACCGACCCTACCGTTCCATCTTATGTTAAGACCATAACGCAAGTCAATATAACTAATTGGAACTCTGCGGCAACAAATTCGCATACACATTCCAACAAAACCGTACTTGATAATATCATAAATTCAGGGCAAGGATATACTTTTCTTGCCGATAATGGTACTTACCAAGCACTGTCAGTTCAAAATGCGGTCAACGGCGATGTGATAATATACAATAACGGTCTGTCGAGGGATTCAGGGCTTAACTATTTGTCAAATGTATTATCCGCCCCAACTATTTTAGCTACTACGCAGCTAAACTTAGGGGCTAGTACCGTAAATATTAAGAAAGCCGGTGATGATATGGTGTTTACCGACGTTACTGTGGGTAGCAAAACATTATCGCAATTAATATCGGGGGCAACTAACTATTGGTCTGCTTTTGGCAGTGGCATAGACTATCCCGGATTTGTGGGCGTAAATTCCCCAACCTCTTTAGATTACGCTCTGACCGTAAATGGCGACATAGCAGGAAATGAATTCCTAAGCTCCATTTACAGATACACAAACAGTAATGTCTTAATAGGTAACGCCGCTGGAAGCACAGAGACCGGGCAAAACAAATTGTATATCGGGGGGCTTGTTTACGGGGAACTGAATAATGCCCTATGGCAGTTTAACTGCGATACCGTCATAGCCCCTAATTACAGTTTGCAATTCGTAAATTCATCCGTAAAAATATACGGAGGCGTAGGTAGTAACCTTACATTTCAAGATTCGGTAGCTAATAGCGGAAATGCTGTAACTCTAACAAGCCTTATGGATGGGACTTACAACGCCCTTAAATCCGATTTCTCCGCGTATAATACCGTAAGGGCTATCACCGCTTCCAACGTGACAACCTGGAACAAGGCGTCCTATATTGTGACTAATGGGGCTGTTGACAAATATCTTAATCAGCAAGGGCAATATGTCTCCATAACCGGAGTAACGCCACCAATATTTCTTAGCGTGACAAATGCCAATCTCGATGGCAATTACGCTTACACGTATGCGCATAATAAGAACACCAAGAAAGTAAGACTCAGTCTGTACGATAATAATGGCATAGAGCAGCCAACGGCGGGCATATTTCAGGCAACTGACTTAAATACTGTAACTATTTATTTTAACAACCCAATTGAAGGAACATGGACAGGAATATTAGAATACTGGGCTTAATAGCCCTATTGTTTGTAACCTTTGTAGCCAAAGGGCAAGATGTAGGCAGATTGCCATATAAAGAAATACGTCAAACGTACAAAGGCGATACCGTAAATACCATACTTACCGGGGACTCCGTAAGGTACTACACCAATAAGAAATTCTCTCGGTTCAACAAGGCCATAATGGCCGATTCAGTTAAGGTCGGTAGTAAATGGCTGAGTAGTAAAACCCAATTTGGTACCCAATTAGCCGATGGGGTATTCAAGGCTTACGGGTCAACTTTTAAGCCCTATCCTGACACGGTAGGAGTCAATAATAAGGCCAAATGGTTCTACGACTTTGGCAATAAATTTAGCAGCAATTACTCATCTGATACCATTGTAAAATGGAGTGGCGGAATTGGGGCTTATACAAAAAATAAAAGTGGCTTAACCGCAGGCAGTCGAAATGGATTAGGCGCGGATATATGGAGCGAAAATGAAAGTGGAGCTTGGCTTGCGAGTACTAATTTTAACGGCGCAATAATAGAAAGCTATTATGGATTAGGTGCTTTTATTTTTAGCGAATATGGTACTAATAATTTATTACTAGGGCATCTGAACGGTGATACAACTGTCTTTCTCCGAACTGGTCAACAGCGTTTTTACAAATCCGGTGTTAAAAAAATAGAATTAGACCCAACAACAGGATATGTTGACGTAACAGGTGGATATAAAATCAATGGTGTCCCAATTAACACAACAGGTTATTCACTTCCAACAGCAAGTTCAACAATTTTAGGTGGTGTGAAAGTTGGTACTGGTTTATCAATTGATGGTAGTGGTGTTTTGTCATCAAATAACAATTTTTCATTAAATTCAGGAATTTTTAAATCGGTAAACGGGACATTAGCGCCTTACCCTTATGTATCTAGTTCCTTAGCTAAATTCTATTGGGATAATAACAATAACGGATTAATCGGCAACGACTCTACCGTAGCCTTTGGAGGCTCCCTTAAGGCCTATTCCCTGACTAAAAGTGGCCTGTACGGTCGATCTTCATCCGGTATTGGGGTAGAAGGATTTTCAGGAAGCGGCCACGGGGGCTATTTTAAGTCCTCGACAGGTACAGCTTTAGAAGCTTTTGCCGTATCAGGTACTAACATTTTAACATTGCGTAGCAATACCGGTACAGGTGATTCTACTATTTTCCTCCGAACTGGTCAGCAACGTTTTTATAAATCCGGTGTTAAAAAAATAGAATTCGATCCGACGAATGGTGCTTTATATGCTAATAGCTTTAAAAACTGGCTGGGAAGTGATACGAGTATTAGTGTGCCAAATATTTCTGAGGATAGTTATGGATTTAAAACTAAAATAAATAATGGCAATCAAATATTTGCATCAAAAAACTATTTAAGGCAAATAGCATGCGATAATAATTATGGCACTCAGCTTTATTGTCCTACAAATTCTGGGAATCAGGTATATGTTGGCGATAATAACCAACCCCAAATTCACATTAATTCTAATGCGTCATCCCAAACTCTTATAGATGAGAATAAGGCATCCGGAATAGGGTATGCTTTAGATTTAAACAATGGAACAGGATTTAAAATAAATATTAATAATTTATATGGAATAACTATTCTAAATACCAATGGCAATAGCCATTATGGCATTAAATCATTTTGCGCTGATTCTGTATCAACCGGGTCGACAGCTCGTTCAGCTATTTTTGGGAAAGCTGGGTATTATACAGATTTCGATGCCTTTGGCACACAAAGATTTTATAGCAATTCTAAATTAAATGCTTCGACAAACCCAAACCTAACCCGTGGGAATTATTACTATACAACTAATTCAACAATAAATGATACCGCTGCAATCGTGCAAATCGGTAATAATTTAGCTACCAAAGTTGAAATAACGGGTAATGGCATTGTGCAACAGCGTAATGCTTACGCTGAAATATACATAGCCGATGGGACAACCGCGCAATCAATACCAACTGGCACAACATACACTAAGTTAACCGGATTTTTAACAAATGGCTTATCCTCAAATTGTACTCCGGATTATGCTAATAACAAGATAACCATAACAAAAAAAGGTAGATATAGAGTTTCTGCTAATTTTAGCAGCTCAATAAATACTAATTCTGTAACATGGTTTACAACCGTATTTTTAGGAGGCATAGAAGTACCGAGCATACATCTATCCAGACGAATAGTAAACCCGAATGAGACCTCATCAGGATCAATGTCTGGGTTTATATCTGTAACGAGTGTCCCGGTAGATTTAGATTTAAGATCGCACCACGATAACGCATCCTCTGTAAATCTTACACCCTTTTTTGCAAATCTTAATGCAGAATATATCGGAGAAAATTAACGCTTTGGGAAATCCAAAATAGAATATATCTTTGTTTCTCACTTAAACGTACTATTATGAAGAAGACAAAAATGCAGTTAAAAAAAGGCTCTAAAGCTCGTCGTCCAGATACTGATCCAGAACCAGAGCCAACGGCCGATCCAAAGCCTAAACGCAAATGAAATTTTTAAGGCAAATATGCGACGTTGGGGTTATTTATTTAATCCTGAGCGTCGCATACCTTTTATTCAACTCGAAGTCTATCAATTTTGCCTGCTTGTTTCATTTAAAAGAGCACCTACTCGTAGCAGCTATATTGCTAATTCTAATCCCTAAATGCAAGTCCTTGGCCGAATATTCAATCATTATCGGACTTCTGCTATTTAAAGTGGAATCAATAATCTATAACGGCCTGCTATTTTTTGGTAAATCGTTTGAAAACTACGATACAATTGCTATTTTTACGACAACAATTTGTATGACCATATTTTTCATTTCTTTAACCTATAAATGCCGCAAATGAATGGAACGATGAAGGTTTGGCAAGGTCTTTTGGCAATGGTAATTTGCCCGATACTCGTAGGGATAGTGATACTTGGATTCACAAGGGCGGGTAATAAGGTCGATAGAAACGATGAAACAATAAAGACGTTGGCGCCATACCCGTATGTTGATAAGCAAATAGCCGATGTTAAAAAAGAAATAAACATGACCGAAAGCCGCATGGTCAAGGCCGTAGATGATATGAGGGAAGAAACAAACACGAAGCTCGATTTAATAATTAAACTGAACAAAAAATGAAAAAATTTATCGCCCTTTTTGTGCTTATTTTATGCACATTCGTCTGCGCAATGGCGCAAACCGATTCGACGGCTATCGTCGCCGACACAAGTGTTCTGGACACTATCTGGAATCTATTCCCAGCTTTCATCACCACCCACGCGAAACTGTTTGGCATTATCACTTTTATCGCTTGGATTTTGGAGCAAGTTATACCCCTTATAAAATGGGTACCGGGCAATTCTATGCTCGCCGCTTTATGGAACTGGCTGAAAAATATTATTAAATTCTTATCAACGAAAAAACCGGCATAGTGCCGAAATAACGTCCTTTAGTCGGGTTCGTTATAAGCCTATCATTAATTTGATAGGCTTTTTTATTGAAAATAATTTTACTTTTTATAGGAAAATGATTTTTATTTTGTATGTTTGTACCGTTAAAACAACACAGCAAAAATGCAAACACTAGACTTAAAAAAAATACTCAAAGAATCAGGTGCCGATTATCAAACGATAGCTAAAACCCTATTTCCCGACCATAAATTTCCTATTAAGGCTTTACTTCGTGTGATAAAAGGTGAAGGCGATTTAGGCTCTATGCAGATAAGCAAGTTAGCATTGCTTCTCGGAAAAGAAATAACAGACCTGTATACTAATCGCTGGTCAGCGATGCCTTCAAATAAAAAAGGGGTTGTGTCCATAACTAAAGAAGATTTCACCGCAGAACTTGATACCAATACCGGTATAACAAAAATATTCCACAATAAATCATTATTCCACGAATCGGTTATCTGCAAAGGAACAATCCCGGTAAGTGAATATGTAAAAGAAATAGAAACCATCATTAAAAATAGATAGTCTCATGAACAAAGTAGAAATCAATGTATCAATTGATGTGGACGACTACGCTCAAGTTGTAGCGTTAACAACCTTCTTAGGGGCTTTAGGTTCGGATCGGAAAGCACCAATTAAAAAACCCACTCCAGCAACCGCGGAAAAAGAAGTGAAACCCGAACCGTCAAAGGAATCAAAACCGGATGCCCCGAAAGAATTAAAGCCAGAAGTGCCAGAAGAAGCAACACCGGAAACCTCTACGGATGAAGCAAAAGAATCTGAATCAGAAATTAAGATCGAAGGCATCAGAATTTTGGTGGCAAAGCATAAGGATACCCACCGGGATGAAATTAAGGCCAAACTAAAGGGCCTTGGCGCAAAGAATGTTTCTTCTGTACCAACTGATAAGTACCAGGAATTTTACGATTATCTTAATGCCTTGAAGTAATGGCCGTAGAACACTCGCAAAGAAAACACGCTCTTCTATCTGCTTCCGGAGCTTCGAGGTGGCTTAATTGTACGCCCAGTGCAAGACTGGAAGAGAAATTCGATGGATCCACTTCCTCTTACGCAGAAGAAGGCACACTGGCTCACGAATTTGGGGAATTAAACCTGCGACTGAAATCTGGTTCAATAGAAAAAAAGACTTTCAACTCCGAAATTAAAACGCTAAGAAAGTCAAAGTTATACGGCGATGAAATGGAATCTGAGGTCGAAAAATACGTTTCCTACGTTATGGAAACCTACGCTGCAGCCAAAGTTAAAACTCCTGATGCTGTTCTTCTCATCGAAGAAAGATTAGATTTCTCCCATCTCGTAGAGCAGGGATTCGGTACCGGGGACTCTTGCATTGTTGCTGATGGGACTCTTGAAATAATCGACCTTAAATATGGGAAAGGCGTTTCAGTAGATGCCGAAGAAAACTCACAGTTAAAATTGTACGGCTCAGGAGCGTTACGGGCATTCGAACTCATGTACGACATACAGACTGTAAAGCTGACAATAGTCCAGCCCCGTTTGGATCACATATCTTCGTGGGAAATTTCGACCGAAGACCTTATAAGATGGGGCGAAGAAGTTGTAAAGCCAAAAGCGGAAATGGCATATAGTGGAGAGGGTGAACAGAAAGCGGGTAGTTGGTGCCGGTGGTGTAAAGTTAAAGCTATGTGCGCTTCTCTAGCCGAGGAAAATATCAAATTAGCAAAGCACGAATTCAAAGACCCATACCTCTTAAGTGACGAGCAATTACTAGGCGTGTTTAAACAAATACCAATGCTCACCGATTGGGCTAACTCAGTAGGAGAATACATTTTAGCAGAAGCACTCAAAGGCAAAAAGTGGTCTGGATATAAACTCGTAGAAGGAAAAAGCCGGAGAAAATGGTCTGACGACGAATCCCTCTTAGAAGACGTATCCACCGTATTGGAGAAGGAGGGCTTTGCTAAAAAAGATTTCACGACTACCGAACTGGTGGGTATAACATCAATCGAAAAATTAGTAGGTAAAAACAATTTCAATCCGCTATTAGGAGACTTCATCGTAATACCTTCCGGTAAACCTACACTCGCTTTGGAATCCGATAAAAGACCCGCTATGGGCGTAGAACAAGCAAAAATAGATTTTTCAAAATAATTCACTTTTAAATTTAAAAATTATGTCAGAAACAAAAGTTATCACAGGAAAAGTAAGATTCAGCTACGCACACGTGTTTGAACCACATGCAATGGACGACAACTCGCAAGCAAAGTATGGCGTGTCTATCATCATCCCCAAGAAGGATAAAGTTACAATCTCAAAAATTGAGAAGGCAATCCAAGCTGCCCTGCAAGAAGGAGAAGCCAAAAAGTTTGGCGGTAAAATCCCTAAGCAGTATAAAAATCCTTTGCGCGATGGTGACGTAGAACGCGAGGATGATGAAACATACGCGAATTCGTACTTCATCAATGCCAGTTCTACCCGCAAACCCGGCTTGGTCGATGAAAACCTAAATGCCATACTTGACAAAGACGAATTTTATTCGGGCTGCTATGGGCGCGCGTCAATAAATTTCTTTGCCTTCAACACGAGTGGAAATAAAGGCGTCGCTGCCGGTTTACAGAACCTCCAAAAATTAGAAGATGGAGAACGCCTCGGGGGAGGTTCTTCTTCTGCCGAAGAAGATTTCGGAGACGACTTGGATTAAACAATTTGTTAAGCGGGCAAAACCCGCTTAACTTTTCAAAAATAGGGGCGTGGCGCAATTGGTTAGACGCTGTAACAGCTAACACTCATGCAAAAAGACAAATGAGGAAGTGCCGGTTCGACTCCGGTCGCCCTTACTACTTATACACACGAAACATGCCAAAAAAATTACACGTTGATATAGAGACTTTCAGTTCTGCTGATATAGCATCCTGCGGTGCCTATAAATATATAGAATCCGACGATTTCGAGATACTCCTTATAGCCTACGCCTTGGATGACGAGCCTATAAAGATTATAGATTTAGCGCAAGGAGAACTTATTCCGGAAGAGTTTGTGGAGGCTATGAACGATCCCGAAATAGAAAAATGGGCGCACAATGCCGTATTTGAGCGTTTGTCTTTTGCAAAGTATGGTTTCAATGTACCTGTAGAACAGTGGTACTGCTCTGCTGTTAAAGCAGCTTATTGTGGGCTGCCATTGAGTTTGGATGGCGTATCTAAAGCTATGCAATTAGAGGAGAAAGGGAAATTATCAACAGGAAAAGCACTTATCCGGTATTTCAGCATTCCCTGTAAGCCATCAAAGGCCAACAACATGAGGGAAAGAAATTTGCCCAAACACGATCTCGAAAAGTGGTCAGACTTTAAAAGGTACTGCATAAATGACGTTGAAGCGGAAAGAGAGATTTGCCGTAGACTAGAAGGATATAATATACCGGAGTTTGACAGATTAACGTACCTAATAGATCAGCATATAAACGATACCGGCGTATTGGTTGATATTAATATGGCCAATAACGCGGTACGCATTGATGCCATTTTTAAAGAAGAAATTTCCAGCAAAGTTAAGGAATTAACTGGACTAGAAAATCCGAACAGTCCCGCACAATTAAAAGCTTGGTTGAATAATGCCACGGGAAAAAGTATACAATCACTGGCAAAAGATTCAGTTCAAGACCTTTTAAAAGAAATTGATGCTGGGGCTGCTTCGGATGTTCTTAAAGGCCGGGCACTTATGGCCAAATCCTCTACGAAGAAATATAATGCTATGCTGTCTTGCGCTTGCAAAGACAGCAGGGCGCACGGCTTGTTTCAGTTCTACGGTGCAATGAGAACTGGCCGATGGGCAGGCAGATTGATACAGTTACAGAATTTACCACAGAACCACATGCCGGACTTGGATTTAGCGAGGAGCGTTATATCCGACAATGATTATGACTTAGCAGAAATGCTGTACGGAAATATTCCAACCGTACTCTCTGAACTAATAAGGACTGCGCTTATTGCCCCGGAAGGACACGTTTTTGCGGTAGCAGATTTTAGTGCTATCGAAGCAAGGGTCTTGTCTTGGCTAGCGGGGGAAGAATGGAGACTGGACGTATTTAGAACTCATGGCAAGATATATGAGGCTTCTGCGTCTATGATGTTTGGGGTACCTATCGAGTCTATTGGTAAAGGATCGCCACTTCGTCAAAAAGGCAAGGTAGCAGAATTAGCCTTAGGATATGAAGGTTCCGTTGGTGCCTTAAAGACTATGGGCGGTGAACGTATGGGGTTGTCCGTACCAGAAATGAAAATAATCGTTGACAGGTGGAGAAAAGCTAATCCAAAAATAGTTAAGCTGTGGGCAGACATTGACAAAGCCGCTAAGAGGGCTGTAGAATCTAAAAAGCCTTATAGATTAAGGTCACTTCTTTTTGAATGCGACGATATGGCTATGACAATTCAACTGCCATCGGGAAGAAAGTTGTTTTACCAAGATGCTAAAATGGGTTCTAACCGCTTTGGTAACGCCAGCGTAATCTACAAGGGCATGAACCAAGAAACTAAAAAATGGGAAGACCTTGAAACTTATGGTGGTAAACTCACCGAAAATATAATCCAAGGCATCTCAAGAGACCTTCTGGCCTTAGCAATGGCAGGATTATATAGGAAGAACTACAAGATGGTTCTACATGTCCACGATGAAGTAGCTTGTGAGGTCGAGTCCGATATGGCCAGTGCTAAATTAGATGATATGTGCAAAACTATGTGCATAGTACCTGATTGGGCTGCCGGACTCCCACTAAACGCCGCCGGTTATATTACTCCATTTTACAAAAAAGACTAACAATGATATACGACGGTTCCTTTACACTTGCACTCGGAATGAGTGCCAAATCAAAGTTATGGAAAAATAAGGTATTCTCTTGGTCTGAACTTGTAGATAAGCTTGAAAAAGGACTCAAGACAAACGAGACCTACAAAGAATTTATCAATGCCTCAAAGGAAGACCAATCTCGTGTTAAGGACATTGGGGGCTACGTTGGTGGCTACCTGAGAAATGGCCGTAGAAAGCCTGAAAATGTTGTCAACCGACAGCTCCTTACCTTAGACATAGACTTTGCAACTAAGGACTTCTGGGATGATTTCACGTTGCAGTTCGATAACGCAGCAGTCCTTCACTCTACGCATAAGCACTGCGACGCCAACCCCAGATACCGGCTAGTCATGCCCCTGTCACGCGAATGTTCGCCAGACGAATATGAGGCCACTGCCCGACAAGTGGCAGGACTATTAGGCATAGACCTCTTCGACAATACTACTTTTGAGGTTAACCGGTTAATGTTTTGGCCTTCTACACCTAAAGATTCTACTTACTCCTTCGAATTCCAAGATGGCGCTTGGATAGATGTGGATGAGGTTCTTGGCTATTACATAGACTGGACAGACACTAGCCTGTGGCCTACCGCCGATAAGAACTTCCAAGACGTAAAAACCGCTGTAAGGAAGCAAGAAGACCCCAGAACGAAAAAAGGTATAATAGGTGCTTTTTGTAGGAGCTATTCTATATCAGAAGCGATAGAAACCTTCCTTTCTGATGAATATACGCCGACTACCTTTGGCGACCGGTACTCTTACTCCAAAGGGACAACCTCCGCCGGCCTAATCGTGTACGATGATACTTTTGCCTACTCTCATCATGGCACCGACCCTTGCAGCGGTAAGTTGTGTAACGCCTTCGACTTAGTTCGTACCCATAAGTTCGGGCATCTTGACAGTGATGAATCTTATTCTGGTAGCAAGCCTAAGAGTACTTTGGCTATGGAGGAATTCTGCCAGAAGGACAAAGGCACTAAGGATACCATAGCCAAGGAAATAATATCCGAAGCCAAATATGACTTCGTTGAGGAGTACCCCTATGGAGAGGAAGACTGCGAAGAACTGGAGGAATTAGACCTCGAATGGATGCAAAATCTGAGCGTGGATGCCAAGGGTTGCTACCTTTCTACGGCACCAAACATAAATATGATACTAGCCAATGACCAAAGATTCAAAGGTCTTTTTAAGAGAAACGACTTTGACGGCAAGAGTTACATATTTGGCAGTATGCCGTGGCGAAGACTGAAATATCCGGAAGCTATTCGGAATGTAGATTATTGTGGCATTCGTAATTATATTGAAACCGTATATGGCATATCCGGAACACTTAAAATAGATGACTCCGTTACCCTCGAATTTGAACGTAACCATTATCACCCCATAAAGGATTACCTAAATTCCCTCGAATGGGATGGCACCGAAAGACTCGATACCTTACTCGTAGATTACTTCGGGACGGAAGACAGCCTATATACCAGAGAGGCCATACGTAAGGTACTTGTTGGAGCCGTAGCCAGAGTGTTCGAACCTGGGATTAAGTTCGACCTCGTATTAACCTTAATAGGCGGTCAGGGCGTTGGTAAAAGTACATTTGTTAAAAAGCTTGGCAAGCAATGGCACTCAGATACATTCTTTACCGTACAAGGCAAAGAAGCTTTGGAACAGATACAAGGATGCTGGATTATAGAAATGGCAGAACTAGCCGGGCTTAAAAAGGCCGAGGTAGAATCGGTGAAGCACTTCATATCTAAGCAGGAAGATACTTTCAGACCAGCATACGGTAGAACTTCCGAAACTTATCCCCGTCAATGTATCTTTATCGGTACGGCCAACAACCGACATTTCCTGCGAGACCCTACCGGAAATAGACGGTTCCTGCCGGTAGATACTAATACCGAGTTCGCCACTAAGAGTATATTCACCGACCTTGATGCGGAAGTAGATCAAATATGGGCAGAAGCTACAACCCTGTATCGTAATGGAGAAAAACCGTTCCTCAGTGCTGCCGCAACTAACTTAGCTAAGCAAGAACAAAAAGACCACTGCGAAACAGACGACCGCACCGGTATCATAGAGGAATATCTCGATATGCTACTCCCCGAAGACTGGAACTCGAAAGACATATTCGAAAGAAAAGCTTATCTGTCAGACCCTTTGAGTGCCAAAGGTACTATAGAGAGGGACTACGTTTGCATCGCCGAAGTATGGTGTGAATGCTTAGGTCAGAAAAAAGAAGACATGGATAGATATAAGACCCGAGATATTAATGAAATACTTCGCAGTCTCGAAAATTGGGAACAATCAAAATCAACTAAAAATTTTGCGCTGTATGGAAAACAGAAATATTACTCAAGAAAGATTGACTGATGAAGAATGGAATAGAATCAGAAAAAACGCTAGAGCGTTTGTTGAAGAGACTTGTAGAAAAGAAAATGAAAGGGTTGTGCTTGAAACTACTATCGGCTCATATAACCGGATTGCCAGACAGGCTATGCTTGCTCCCCGGGGGAATTCTATTTTTTGTGGAATTGAAAACCACGGGTAAGAAGCCAAGAAAAATACAGCTATTAATCCATAACAAATTAAGGAACCTCGGCTTTAGGGTCGAGGTTCTTGATAATTCGGAAGATATTTATAAAGTTATTGCAGATTATGAATGAATCGGATTTACACGAATACCAATTAGCCTCAGTCGATCACATAATAGATAATACCCATTGTGGCTTGTTTCTGGAAATGGGCTTAGGGAAAACTGTATCTACCCTCACTGCAATACGCAAATTGATATATGAGGAACTTGAGATAGATAAAGTTCTTGTCATAGCTCCTAAGAGGGTGGCCGAAAGTGTGTGGGACGCAGAAATAGAGAAATGGGAGCATCTTTCGGAATTGAAAGTTTCTAAGATACTTGGATCGGAAAAGCAACGCAGAAAAGCCCTCGTTGAAAAAGCCAATATTTACACCATAGGTCGCGATAATATTTCGTGGCTATGCGGCCAATACGGTGGCTCCATGTTACCTTTCGATATGCTGGTGATAGATGAGTTAAGCAGCTTCAAGAACCCCAAATCTATACGCTTTAAATCGCTAAGAAGCGTACAGCCTTCTTTTAAAAGAGTTGTTGGCCTTACCGGCACTCCTGCCCCAAATGGCCTAATAGACCTGTGGAGCCAAGTATATCTCCTTGACAGAGGGCAAAGGCTGGGTAAGTTCATAAGTCATTTTAGAGAAGACTACTTCCGCCCGGGTAAGCGAAACGGTTCTATCGTGTACTCTTACGAAATAAGCAAAGACGGTGAACAGCGCATACAGGATAAGATAAGCGATATTTGCATAAGTATGAAGGCGAAGGATTATCTTAATCTTCCCGGGCGCATAACAAATATTATTGAACTCAAATTCCCACCGGATATACAAGCAAAATATGACTCCTTTGAAAAGGATATGGTGCTGTCCCTGTTTGGAGACGACGGCGAAGAAATATCAGCCGTTAATGCCGCTGCGCTGTCCAATAAGTTGCTCCAATTCGCTAATGGCGCTGTCTATGATGACAGCAAAAACTATCACGAGGTACATAACCTTAAGATAGATGCCGTTCAAGAAATAGTGGAGAATGCAAATGGCAAGCCAGTCCTTATAGCATGGGTGTACAGGCACGACAGTGAAAGGTTAAAGGCAGCGCTATCAAAGTACAAGCCCCGGGAACTCAAAACGGATAAGGATATAAAGGATTGGAACGCGGGTAAGATACAAGTTTTAATGATGCACCCGGCATCAGGCGGGCACGGGCTAAACCTACAAGCCGGGGGGCATATTATTGTGTGGTTCGGGCAGACGTGGTCGGTAGAATTAGAACAGCAGTTCAATAGCCGGTTAGACCGGCAGGGGCAAAAGGAAGTAGTCATAGTCAACAAACTTGTAGCATCTAAGACTATTGACCTTGATGTTATAAAGTCCATAGAACGTAAGAGTGCTACGCAGGACGATCTCATGGAAGCAGTTAAAGCAAGAATAAAAAAATATTTAGGAAAATAATTTTACATTTTTTGGTAAAATGTTTTTTAGTTACGCAGTAAATACATACATTTGCTCCGTAACTAAATAACATTTTTATATGAAATTAATAAAGCCGTCGTTTGAAATATTGACGCCTATCGACAGGGACTCCGTGTTGAGGTCAATAGAACTGGCCGGGCGTACCTGCTACAAGAGTGAGGACAAAATAACCGAATACTCCGCAAGTAAATTCGTGAGGATGATCGTAGCCCGTGGTCATTTGTCTGTCATAGAACACCAGTCCGTCAGTGTGAAGTTTATCTGTGATCGCGGTGTTTCGCATGAATTGGTTCGTCACAGATTAGCGTCATTCTCTCAGGAAAGTACAAGGTATTGCAATTATGCTACCGGTAAATTCGATGGAGAACTTACGTTCATAATACCGCCGTGGCTTGCCATAGTTCCGGGGTCTTACACTGCCGCCCAGATTTTTGAGGACATTATGAGAGACGTTAAAGAAGATTCAATATCGGATGAACTTATTTTTATCAGAGATCTGTATAACGCAGAAAGCAGTTATGTTAAAAAAATCAACCAAATAAATCATTTTACGCAAAAAGTAGATACCAGATTAAGAAAGTGGTCTCCTCAGGAAGCCCGATCTGTACTCCCTAATGCACTTAAAACTGAAATAGTAGTAACGGCCAACCTTCGTGAATGGAAGGAGATATTCCGTCAGCGTTGCTCCCCCGGTGCGCATCCTCAAATGCAAGAACTTATGAACCCGTTATATGTTGAATTTGCTAAACTTTTACCCGAGATATATGCCTGATAGACAATATTTTGTTGATAATGCCTGGCGGTGGAAGTGCGGTTTACCGGAACTAGAGTCAGGAGAACCGATGAAGAATTTGGATTCTTTGTACGAGTCGCAATGGTGCAACCGGTTCGATGAACTAAGGCATAACCGAATGGTTCTTGGCACGTACCGGTACGGTGACTACAAAGCTAAAGATGCCCCGAAATATGACCGGATAGGATCAGCCATTAGCAGACTTAAAAGGTATCAGGAATCAGGAAATGCTGAATATCTTGTTGACGTAGCCAATCTGTGTATGATCGAGTTTGATGTACCTAATCACCCTAACGCACATTTTGAAAGTATAGATGATGGAGAACACGCAAAAAGATTATAGTCCGGTACTGTCCGTACTGGATAGGATGATATTAAAAGCAGAATTATTAATTTTAATACTGGAACATTATGAAGAAAATAGCTATAAAGGGGATGCCCAATAAAGGGAAAATGATTATTGATATTTTGGAAAAAGCGGGAGGTACCAATATGTTTAAGCTTAATGGGAATGACGAAGGCAAGTATTATTTTATAGAAACCTATGCGCCCGTATCCGCTATGCCGTATATAACAAGCGATGATGAAATACCAGATGGCTACGAACTCTATGCCCCTTCTGTTATTGACAGGCTAGACTTCGACAGCACAGCTCTTGAATTTGCCAAAGCCATAATAGCAAGCGGAAGGGTAAGTCCTGAATACTTATCGCAAACAGGGAACAGTATATCTGAAATAGCCATAAGGCAGGCCGAAAGTTTCCTAAAAGCAATTGAGAATAGACAATAATAGCTTATACTTAATGTGCTGACAATTATTAACTTAAAAAGACGTAAACAATAGAAACAATACTCCTATAATGTCTATTTTGGTATTTTATACTTACTTTTTAGTAGCATATAGGCCAATAAGGGGCGTAGTCAGAAATTGTTTATGTAGTTTATTGTTTACAAATGAAATTAATATTATTATTTTTCACGTGCCTCGCCCTGCTGTTCTATATAGCTTATTGGGTGGGGCACCATATACACAAAAAGCATGATTAAAATAGAAGGCATAAAGTATGATCTGGTTGAGCAGACAGAGAAGGAAAGGCTCATCGAGGATACTCCTTGCGCCGGTTGCGCATGTCTTGGGAAGGGGAAATCAGAGTGCAAAAAGATGAGAGCCCTTTTTAAGGAGCTGAGTTGTATTGACCCAATTTGCCGTAACTATGATTATAAAGAAATTAAAACACGTAAGTCATGACTAAGAATGTAATAACGATATTGCTGGCGTTGGTCTGTCTGGCGTTGTGGCTTTACTGCCCTGCAAAATATGCAATAATTGGTAACACTATTCAGTTTCTTTGGGTTCTTAAATTGATGAGGAATGGCTAAATACAGTTTCATAATACCCTTGCACTTGTTTCCATTTGATGTTATGGTTCTGGTGGACTGCACTGATACATATGTTAAAGCCATACTGCGCCCATACGACATATCGGAAGACGACATGATGCCACTTCTACACCTGCCTGACACTTGCAGAGCAAGAACGGTGATGTTTCCTTCCAATCAAACCGTTATTAGACTCAAGAGACTTGGCAGCATTGCCGATATGGCCGCTACCGTGGCGCATGAAACTGTGCATGCCTGTATGTTTATCCTTAATCGCGTTGGGCAACCTATAACATAGGCGGATGAAACATTAGCCTATATCGTTGAATACTTGACCCGTAAAATAATTGATAAATTATGAAAAAAGAAATTATAACACCGGAAGAGCTTAGGAAGATTAGTGATGACAATAAGTTGTCGGTAGCTAAAATACTCGATATGTGTTTGTACCGTGCTAATAGGGGCTGGTATCATTACCAGCTCGATTGTCCTGCATACCGTCAAAATGTAAAGTTGATGGAGGAGATAGAAGCCATGGGGTTTAAGGTAGGTAAGAGATCGGATGATGAGGGTAATTACACCTTCACTATAAATTGGTAGTTTAAGCCTCGTGGTTAAAAGATAATAGCCAAGGTGATAAATCGGTTTACTTTGAGTAGATAATTGAATCTTTGCCTTCTCTAATATAAAAACTATGCTTATGATGACTTTCTTATTAAGGGCTATTCTTAGTTTGGCTGTAATAGTTATTAGCGTAATGGCCTATATCGTTATAGGTTTAGCACTTTTTGGAATAAAGTTAATATCTTTGGGCCTTAATCATTTAAAACAATTAGGATGGATAATTTAGTGTTGTATTCGGGAACTGTTAAAACAATTAGGATGGATAATTTAGTGTTGTATTCGGGAACTGTTAATGTTCAGGCAAAGGCTATGACCGATGTGCAGTTTGATACTCTAAAGGGCTATGCGTTGTCAAACCAAGAGCCAAAGGAAGGGTATTACGTCCTGTTTGATGGTTCTAACACGCCTACTTGGGTAGAGAAAGGAACTTTTGAGGCCAAGTACTCTGCTGTAAAATAAAGAGTATTTGGATATAAGAAAAGCCGGGGATTAAGTTCTCCGGCTTTTTTTGTTCTGTTAGCGATTGAAATTATGCTGTAAAACATATAATTTTGGGCTAATAGTAATCTGGGCATTGGCAAATGGGTCTTAAAATATGCTGTAAAACATATAATTTTGGGCTAATAGTAATCTGGGCATTGGTAAATGGGTTAATAGTAATAAATTAGGGTATTAGGTGTGTGGGCATTGGT